GATACATAATCACGGTCTTCAATGTAATTACGATCAGCACCACGTGTAACGTATTGTGCCATCACACCGCGGTAGTATAACTTCTTGAACAGGTTACGTTCGATGCGCTTAGTTTGCTCCGACGACGCCACAGAAGCGAATATTGACTCGTCGATGGTAGGGGCCACAAACTGGATAGGTTCCACCGTGCCTGTAAACATAACAGACTTGAACTCGATAGACGTATCGCCACCTTGGCGTATGTACTGTATCGAGATCATCATCGTACCGTCGGCCGCGATGGGGTCCAGTGCTTGGAGAGCCTCATTGGTAAGTTCTGCCCACTCGGTCCAGAAAATACCATCAGCCGACACCTGGAATAATCGCACGACATCCGCAGGATCGCCACCTGTTAAGTCGTCAACAAACTCCGTCAACGATACTCGGCCCGATATATCACACGTAATTGCCACCAACAGCTGGTCGCCCACGGCTTCCATTACGTTGCTAAGTTCGGGGTCTTCAGTACGGTCGTACACCAGGTCGGATCCGTCGCGGCGATACTTTGTTTCTTCACCATCCGTAACCGTCAACAGCAACCGCCCATCGCTCGTAAGCGAAGCGTCGGCGGGCGGTTTGTCCAGGCTTATCATCAGGTCGCCTTGGACGCCTTTCGTATTGTTGATGGTCTTAGGTCCCTGGAGAATCTCTGCCTCGTAGATTTCAGGCAGTTTACCTGCGGCCTCGGCCATAATCGTTACCTCGTTCGATGGCGAAATAACGACTTTGCTACGTATGGAGGTGGTGAGATTCATATCAGATGGACATTAACACAGTTGCTTGATAGTTTGCGTTTTCGACGTTAGGGTAGAACACCTCGGAAAGAACGCCATTGTTGTCGATAATCACGTTGCCATCCAGGTCGCGCATCACGAAACTGCGTATGCGCGGTAACGTGTACTCGGGCACGTTGATGTCATAGCTGGGATTGAAATGCGTATCGGGAACGTAGCGCACACCCTCGACATTCTTGACGACATACAACATATCCTCCCACTCTACCTTATCGCCCGGCTCCCAGAAGCGGTAGTCGAACAATTTGTTCATTTGAAGTTGAATCTGAGTACGGACGTCGTCGGTATTGTAGGCTGGGTCGATATCAACACGAAAGTCAACATTCACGGCCAACCAGTTTACGTTACGCAAGTTGATAGCTGGATAACGCGCTCCGGCGATAGAAACGCGCAACAGATCCGTCAAACATAGATACTCTTCGGCGCGGGAGTACATTTCGTCGAACTCCTCCTGGGTAAAGTTCTGACCGTTGACCGAAACCACCGTAAGGTTGATGCGGCTTTCAGCGGCCGACCCGGTGGTCTGCGTTTCACCATATCCGCCTTTCAATACCCGCAGCACCCGCGGGTTGATTTTCATCAGCACCTGCTCCAACTGCGATAGCGTGTTCATCGACAGTTGATTGACGCTTTCTTTGATACGAATACGGAACGTTTCGTCATCTTCCTGATCACGACCGCCTGTGGCCTGGTATTCATTGGTACAACTTTGATGCCCTGACGGAGTAGGATTAACGCGGTTTAACGACAGCGGCGGAACGTTGGTATTAGCACCAGACTTCGTACAACGAACAGGGATATACGCCAGTCGCGAGTTTACTACCACACCATCTGTATCGTCAACGCCACCAATGGTGACATCTTCCGTAGAAACGAACGTTAATCCCGTCGTCGAGGTGAACATCGTTCCCGCCTGGTAGAACGTCCCTGGGTCGCCAATCACGCGGACATAGGTAGTAGCCGGAGCCGCTCCAAAACGCGGCGCCACGCCCCGTAACGCAGCCAGCGCGTCGAGGTATTCCCCAGCAGCAGTATCCGGAAAGATGTGTCCCTCGATAACTGCCTGATTCACCATAATCTTCTGGCCAATCTTTGAATCGGCATAGGCTATGGCGTTCAAAACCGACTCGGCCGATACATCGGATATCTTGTCGGTTTTGTTCAGGAGTATTTCCAGCCATATCTGCTTCAACTCCTCGATGGACGTTATCTGCGTTATCATAGTTTTACTTTTTTGGTCACCTTATCGTTGTACTTTGTCTTAATTTCCAGCGTACAAACCAACGAATCCTGGTTCTGTTCAATAGCCGTCATATCGACCGATTCAAACAGGTCGTCCTGAAGGAACGTGTCCACCATCTGGCGACGAACCGTAGGTAAGGCCAGCTGGGCTGCGGTAACTCCGGCTGTCAGGTTAGGGTCAACCCCCAGCAGCGGGTTGTCGGGAACCGTGCCGCGGTTCATGCCCATGAGTATCATCACCTTTTGGTCGATATTTTCCTTGTATTTAACGATTTTCAGGTCGCCGATACGCCGGGCCGAGGTAACGGTCGTTTCGTCGCCAGAACGTCGGAAAACGGCCTTTGTTGCCACTTCCTCTTCTACCTCGATAGTAATCTTCCGGGCGATGTCCTTGCCATAGACCTGTTCGCCGATCGGAGGTTCGAGAATAGTCTTCACCGCTGCCGGGGTTATGTTATTCACCATGGCGGTTACGGGTTTCAACTCGTCGATTTCCCACTGGTCTTCTTCCAGGTCGTTATCCAGCATCAGTTGCTCCCATGAAACGCGGTCCATACCGTTGGACTGGATAGCCTCCGACAGGTCCTCCATCGTGCGCTGTGCGCCGATAGTGGATTCCACCTGAATGACGGGTTTATAGTTACGGGCCGTAAGCGTAGTGCGGCGGAACTTAGGCAGCTTCGTAACCTTTTCCACCTGGACGACCAGGTTATCTATCCACTCCATCAGTAGCCAGTAGCCGCAATTGTCGAAGCGATTATCGTAGTTCTTAAACTGGGCTTGAAGTTCATGACAGTCGTTGAGCAGCTTCTGCAAACGACGTAAACGATCATGGTCAATACTTTCGCTTAAACCAGAAAAGTATTGATTTATGGACGGATAATCGTTATCAAAGAAGTCCTGATATCGCTCCAGAAACTCCGTCAAGCGATATTTCGTGACGTTAGAAAAGCGGATTATGTATTCGGGAATAAGCATGGCTAAAACATATTCATGACGCCGCAAGTCAACAGGTCGCTAACCTGCCCCAGTACCCGCGTTACACTTCTACTCAACGATTGATTCATAACCTGCCCCAGGAAGTCGTTTACCGATTTGATGGTAGTATAGGCTGCTACAGCGCGGAGTTCGATGGAGTAGTTCCAAATCATGTTGTTGTTCTCATCCATCGAATAGTTATCCTGTACGACCTCCACGTAATATGCCGTGTTGAAGGCATGGTTGGTGAACACCAGCCGATAGGGCTTTCCGTTAGGGTCCAATTTCGTAGCCGCAGTGAGGATTTTCTGCATCATCTTGGTAAGGCCGTACCCCGTTTTGGCTATCATCGTGCGGTTATCGCCCACTCCGGCGGCTCCCGTAAACATGCCGATGTTGAAGAACGGAATAGATGCCCCCTCCTCGGCTTGATCCTTAAATTGTTGCTGGCCGAACGAAATACGTAACTTACGACCAAACGTCCCGCGCAATGAAATATCAACGGGATTAAACGACGGATTAATCATCGACACTACCACGTTGTTGGTTTTGGTGATAGTAGTAAGCGAAGTCCGACTTTCGGTGATGTTACTGGGCATCACAGGCAGGTTCATAAAAGCCGCTGTTTCTCCACTTGAACGAAGCAACTCCAACGTACACATGTAGTACTCGTAGTCGTCGGGTGCAATGGCGTGTACCAACCCACGCCCCATCGTAACGAGCGCGTCGCTCGCCGCGGTGGTGAAGTCACCTTTGGCTTTATTCAAAACTGTTCCTGCTATGGTCGGCATCGTCGTAAATTTACATCAATTATACTTGTCACAAGGGCAGCGCCGACAGCGCTTTGTCGGCCGAAGCCAGTAGTTGCGCCGCAGCGGTTACTGGAGCAGGTAGCGGTAGCATGAAACCGCCAACGATTCGTATCACCTGTTGAACTGCGGCGTTGCCGGTAGCGACGGTGGCCTTAGCCGTAGCCGCACCCGACTTAGCGGAAGCGATAACGCCCGCTGAAGCTACACCCGCCATAGGATCAGCACATACGGCCTGAACAGCCAACGTGGTGCAAGCGTCGATGGCGTTCTGAGCAGAGATTTCGGCTGCTGTGAGCCATGTTTCAGCCTCGTCTATCTTCTGTTGTATGGCATCGCCAACGGATGATTGCATTTCTTCGACGTAGGCTTCTGCTTGGTCTGTAGGTAGCGTGTCGATGTATTTTTTGCACGTAGCACGAATAACCATCTTAGGATCAATTCCTAACTTTCCCATGGCGTTAATGTGATAATTTTTTGTCCTCCATTTTTGGCATTTCGCTGGCCATCCAACTGGAAAGGTTCGAACCTGACGAAGCAATCAACAGGTCCTTTTGTAGAGCCTTTACCAACGATTCGATTTGTGCGATATTCACCACACCGCGGTTTTCTCCGCCGTTGAACGAAGCCTTGTTGCCCTTTACGGTGAAAGTTGATTTCGCCCCTTTGGTGGTATATTGCAGTTCATCATCCTGGAGAACTACCTCGATTCCAGCCTCGGTATCTACTCCATTTACGATATGCGCTGTAATACGCGCTGCGGATGTTATTTCGACGTTTTTGTCGCCAGAAACGATGATGTCGGAATCGGAGATAATATTTACCTTTGAATCGACGTTCGCTGACTGAACGCGAATATTTATTTCTGCTGGAGTATCCTCCGTTCCGTCCACGTAAATGTCGATGATACCCTGAGAAGCATCGGTCTTGACCTCGGCAATAACGCCGTTCGATTCTTTACGCATCGTCCGCTGGCCGTACTGCTGTTGGTTAAACTTTCGTAGGTCAAGCGAATTGACGACGATAGGCCACTGGGTATATTCGTCGAGAATCCAAACGATAGGTGTTCCGAACTCGTCAATTGATATCGGGAATTCAACCGTTTCAAGCACCGCTGGAGGGATGGGTACGTTGTTGTATATCGAACGACCGGGGCCGCCTTGGATAGATACCGTGTTGGTCCTCATGCAGTTCTGTATGTACAGTTCCCGGTTCTCTCCTCCCTCAGGTATGACGATATAACCAATGCCACCGGACCCCATATAGGCACGGTTCATTTGTACGCCAAAAGGTGCTGAAGAACGCCTAAATTCCTTTGTTTCCATTGTTTGTGTCGTTTGGTAAAAATCCCACCTTTTTACAGAGTTCGTTCAACACCATTTGGTTAATCTTGATGTCGGATATACATTCGTTGAACGTAGTAGAGCCGTCTATCAGGCCATCCCACTTGTCAGGGTAGTCGTGCCCCTCGGATATATCCCCAAAATCTACAATGCCGAAATACCCGTAGTACGAAGCCCGTTTCCAATCGAAACCCTCAACACCTCTGTCCGTTAGGGTCGTGCTTCCGGCTATCAGTCGGCGCCGCTTATCAATCAGGGATACTTTCATACCCCGTGAAACCTGAAGCGTGGTGGAGCGGAAAACCCTATTTCCGACGCTCTGGAATGTGTTCGTCACGGCGTCAACGTAATACATCTCGTCCGTCGGCGCAAAGTGAATCCACATACCGCGTTTAATTTGGCGGTATCCGTACAGCGTGATGGTTCCCTGGCGCGTGAACGGCAGATATATGGTCGTTTCGATTAGGAATTTCAAATCGAGCATCATCTGCAGATACGATTGCGAAAAGTTACTCCGCGCACCCTTGCTTATCTTTTCGTTGGCGTTGTCGATATCGGCTTCGCCGTCGTTCACGGTGTTGTAGTAGTTACTCTGAACGTGACAAGCCCTTGAGCCGAACAACGCCGCCATTTCAGGAAAGAACACCGCGGGAATGTAATACGTCGTATTGCTGTTGCCTCCGAACGAAACTCGCGGCCGTAGATAATACCATGAATAGGCGTTCGACACGCTTTGGGTGAAACTGGTTTCGACAACCTGCTCTTTCGACACGACGTGATACAAACCACTGCCGGCGATAGCGTAGTTATACGCCCGCAGTACGCTTAAATGGTCGAACGGCGGGCGACGAGCAATAAAGTAATACTGGTCGCCAAACGTTTCGCCCATAAATTCAACGAACGGCTCCTGACATACCTTGTTAAACCAATTCAGCAGCGACCCGGTTTGGTTAGTGATAGTACCATCGAATACCTGTCGGTTGGCGACGTTTTCGTCTATGATTAGTTTGACGATTTGCCATATGCCAGGTGCCAGGCGCTGGCTTGCTTGTAAGTTTTCCAGTTTTACCTCAGGCACGATAGGTTCTGTATCCTTGGGGTCAAACGGTACGTCGATTTTGTTGTACCGCTGGAAGTCTCCTATCCACTGATAATTCGGCACAGGTTTGGAACCTACATCGGTAGTAAACCGACGTCGGTCGTAGGGGTTGATGGCGGGTGCATATTCTTTCTTTGATATCGAAAAATAACACTTGCTCATCATCTGCGCAGGGTTAAGCCAATCGCCAAACGCAGCGCAATCCAAATGAAGGTGCGGTCCTGTAGAACGCCCGGTGTTCCCTGAGCGGCCTATGATTTGACCGGGCTCTAACCATTCACCCTCGTTGATGTTGGCTATACTACTCAGGTGCATAAAACGCACCGTGGCGTAAGCGTAGGAAGCTATCGCCTGTTCGGCCCAGTCGTTACGGTAAAGAGCGTTGTTGAACAGGTTATTGGTGTGAAACTGACCAAAAGGACCTGAATCACCAAACCACCACGCTGGAATTACTATCGAGACGTAGTTTCCTGACGGTGCGTCGGGGGTGCGACTTATACGAACACACTTGCAATACTGCGGTGCACGGATGTAGGTTCCCTCAGGCATGGATATATCCAACCCTTGATGGAATTTTCGCGTCTTTTTGCCGTCGATGGATAACGTTCTGTTGCCGACAATGGATGTTATTTGAAGCGGTGATGACGGCGATTGACCGTACACACACCATTCAGGGTCCCAGGTCTTAAAGGCCCAGAACTCGTTCTTCTTTTGGTCTGCTCTGCGTACAAGTCCGGTTCCGATACTCATTTCACGTTCTTTTTAGGGTCTTCCGGGGCAGGCGGTTCGATGTCCACCATCGTAGTACGGTCGTCTTCCCAGGGGTTGAAAATATAGTCCGGTACTATGGCTATGTTCGACAGCCAGTTGATGACTTCTTTGAGTACAAATTCCAGCGTGTACATATTACCCATGAAAGGTAATATAACACCACTGACGTTTCGTCCTAAAAGACGGTTGACGGCGTTCTTGCAATTTATAACGCCCAGACCGTCACCTCCGCCAGTTACAGAAATACCTGACGTATTCGAGAACAATTCACGGGCTCCCAAGTCCATAGCAACGGGGAAGAAAAACGAACCGTCGTCAATCAGTAGTTTCATCAAATCCCGGCCTTTCACCGTAACATTCGATGATACCCCCTGGGCGTCGGTCGATATTGATACGGAATCCACCAGTCCAATCATATCCCATACGTCGCCCCGGAGTTGCGGTTCTCCAGTACGGTTGTTTAGGTCGTCGTTGATTTCTTCAACCGTCTTTTCAAAGCGCAAGAAGATTAAATCGTTTGGCGAAATAAGCCAATTAAAATAGTCATCTTCGTTCCGTTCAGAATTGTCGGCAAAAGTAGTTTTATAATACGATTTGTCCTCTATTTCCGCTCCAACAACGTAGTTACCGCGCGTACTGTAGTAGTCGCTTTTTACGGCATTTTCAATCGCCACATGAGGCACACTGAAAGTAAAGTTGCCGCCGTTTTTGGTAGTATTAACGGACATCGAACCGATGAAACGCGATATATCGCGCAAGGCCGAAGTCTTAGCAGCATCTTCACGCTCGTTGTTGGCAAACTCTAATGCCTTAAACCATCCGCACACGCGAATGTTAGGAGCCATTTTGCGATATTCCTTCGTTACGACATTACCTTCGCTTCGGAATCCGTTAGAGTCCGTTATGGCCAACAATTGCTCGTCAGCCCACTTAGCGTAGTTAGTTATCTTGGCCTTTACGTTGCTGATGTAGATGACGTTCTCCTGGCGGATGTTAGTGTAATAAACCCGTATTTTGGCGAATCGAGGTAACGCCATTTCAGGGTCCAGTTTATCGGCCGTAAGTGTATCCAAAACTCCGGTCAACCCGTGTTCGAACATGTAGGTGTACTTATCAGCCAACGACATAGCCGCCAATATATTATCACGATTATCGTCGAATAACTTTTCAGGGGTTATCTCGTCAATGTGATAGAAGGCAATGAAGTCCTTCATTGTTACCACGCTCTTCTGGTCGTGGATGATGTCGATGTATCCTGTAACTTTAACCATTACTCGCCGGGATGAACCTCGTTTTCTTCTATGTTGTAGTTCGCCAGCGTACTACCTAACTGAGTAGCGAACTCTTCGGTGGCGGTTAAGAGTTTACCAAGCGACGTGCGGAACCCGGCGTAATCGCTTACGTTCCGCAACATTCGGTAGTGCGATTCGGTAGCCTCTTGACGCATGGTTTGGCGTGAGCGGGCATACTGACGCGTTGTTTCGCCTGTGGCGAGACCCGGAATGGTTTGGGCCAACTCCTCGATACTCATACCGGGGAATACCTGGTTCAATATATCCATGAACGCCATATTCCCCATCAACGCACTCATATCTCCACGGTCTTCTTCACGTACATTGGCCATGTCCGCTATACGGCGAATAATCATGGAATTTCGTTCCGTCTCATTGAGGCCGAAACTCTGTGGGCTCCTAAGAACGTGGGTCAACAGCTGGTTCGGTAGCTTATCCAACCCGTATTCTGCTCCGTAAGTACGCAAGGCGTCAAACGAAATAGCCTGCATATTCTCACCGCTCGGATTTCCAAGCGCCGAATCTAACTTAGCGATAACATCCCCCAGGCGGCCGTCCTGAATGAAGCGCGGGTCCATAGCGGCCGAATACGCCGCTTGGGTTGCGTTGGCGACTTCGTAACTCGGTCGGTTGTACACGGAATAGTAACGCCCCATCAACTGTTGTTGAATATCGAAGCGTTCCTGCATACGAATGTACCCCAAATCGCCACCTATGCCTGTATTGATGCCTTCATCGTTGAGGCGTTCCAATTCGTAAGCCAACCGGGCGATAGCGGTATTGGATTCCAATCCGTAACGGTCGTAACGAGAGGCCTGAGATATACTACCTTCACGCAGATTGAACTGGCTTTCGTTTGCGTAACTGTAGAACGTTCGGTTCTCCCAGTTGGCTAACACGCCGGATGTAGTCATAAGCGCCAACGCCCGTTGCATGAACTCGGCGTCTTCTAACCCCAGTTGCTTACGGGTTATCTCTTCGCCATAGACTCCCTGGGTACGAGCGTTAATCACAGTGGCCGTGGCGTTACGCAAAGCAGCGTTACTGGTATTACCGCCCCAAATACCGCGTATCGAAGCAATATCACCCATTGACTCGATGCGGTTTGTAGTAGCCATAGCAATTTGCCCCACAGCAGCAATAACCGCCGCAGCGACAACACCTGCGATAGGAATACCCAATGCGGCGGCTCCTAAACCAGCAGCCCCCACGCCCATTCCTGTGAGATTTCCACTGGCAGCCGATGTTATCATACCGGCACCGGAAGTGGCGAGACGAGCATTAGTGATGTTTTCGAAGAGATCGCCATTACCAGCAGTTGATTGACGTTGGTCGAATTCCTGCAAACGCTTTCGAGCTGCCGTGTAGTCATCTTCAGAAGTAGCGCGTTCCATGTCTTCAACGAGTTCTTTTCGTTGAAGACGTAACCGCCCAATGTAGCTATCTTCGTCCCCTGATGACTTCTCACGCGACTCTTTCCGTAACTCCTCCGCAACGGTCCGCAGAGCGTCCGTCATTTCGCGTTCTACTGCGGCCCGCTCACTGGTTTCTTCGGAAGCTAAACGATCGTCAATTCCTCCGTATTGCTGATCTATGGCTTGCAGACGTGGATTATACCACGCATCAAGATCCTGGGCGATAGTTTTACCGGACGGCAGCGGTTTTCCCTCGGGGTTAAATAGCGTGCCATCGGGTGCAAAAGAATAGCGACCAACCCGCGCTTCACGTTCAGCGTCGAGTTTAGCCACTTCATCCATGTAGCGACTGCTGTTCACTTCACGCTCCAAATCGAAGCGATTCCGGATCTCAGCCTGTCGCTGGGTAACGATACTGCGGCCAACGTCATCGAGATAACCTTTGAAACCGCTTTGGCCGAACATCGGGCCGCCGCCCTGCGATAACGCGCTACGGAGTTCGTTTACAAGGTCTGAAACCGACGCACTCAACCGTGCATCGCCACCTCCCGCAGTAGGCGGTTCCGGAGGCGTAGCGGGTGCGCTCGTACCTCCGGAACCTTTACCGTTGATATTAACTGTTATGTCCCTTTCGGCCATTGTTATCTGCGTTAAAAGTCATCCAAGTTGATACTGTCGTAGTCCTCGTCTATTTCTTCTTGGCTCAGTTGTAAAACACGCGAATCGTAGTCATCGCCCATGGCTTCGCGCTCCTGTTTTTCACGCGCCATACGTTGCAATAGCACCTCTTCGCGATACTCATGTAACTGGTCAAAGAAACTCGTCGCTCGGTGTTGCGGCGACCCGAAGGATACACCGTGTTTTCTTCGCCACCAAAGGTCGAGCGGGAACCGCGTCAGCCACCGCGTGACGTTCTGGTCCAACGTGTCGTTAAGCGTCGGCTCCGCCTTTGGCGTTGAGAGACGGCTGAGCGTTTCCTGCCTCATATAGTTTCGACATCATCGAGTTGTACCACGGAGCAATCTGCTGCTTGTACCACGCCGTGAGTTCCGACGCCAGCGCCGAATCAACGCTCATCATCGACTGGCTCTCAGGGATGTTCAGCATATTGCGGACGGCCTTGAGTTTGATTTCGATAAATGCCATGGCGTCGATAACATCCACGGCATAAATCATACTCTTCACGCCGCTGGCCAGCATAACGCCATAACGGCCGCCAGAGTACGCAGTTTTGAGGTTTTCGATGTCGATCATCTCGCCGACGTTCGGGAACTTGACGTTGAGTTTTGCACCCCGGAACTCTACCACTTTCATCTCGGAGAGTTGTTTCTTGTAATCTTCCATTTTTAGGACTATTTTGTTTAACAATAAAGAGAGCGCCACGGGTCTTTCGTAGCACTCTCTTTATACTTGGTGTTGATACACAACGCGGCTTTACTCGCTTACGCCGTCAAAGAGGATAGGGTTGATATACTCAAACTCGGTATCGCGACCAGAGATTTGCCCTTCCTGGATGTCGAAGCCCTCGCGCGTAGCGAACGCTCCCTTTACCAGGGCGAACGTTTCATAGGTAGCCTTCACGAGCCCCGTTTCGGGGTCGATTTCTCCGTCCTTCACCTTACGCTGAATAGCAAATTCAAGGCCCTCCTCCTGAAGCAGGATGGCGTTGGCCCACTCCTCAACGCTGGTGGTCTGGCGGAAAGTTCCTTTCTTCGATACGTTGGCCAAACGATTGAAGTTAATGGAGTACGAACTGCAGCTCAGCGATCCGCTCCACTCTACCGCCGGAACCTCACTGGGGGTGAGGCTACCGAGGCCGACAACGCGCCCGCGGCGGATGGTTTCCGTCACGCGAACGTTCTTCATCTTACCGACGGCGACGCTGTTGATGCGGATAATCGCAAGCGGCGCAGTCATAACTCTTTTATTCGACATATATCGCTCCTTTCTTTAATTACGAGTTGAACACATAATCGAGCATGTTTCCGACGAAGAACGTCTTGTTAACCGGAACGTTCGGAACGAAGTCATATGTGACCTTGTAATCGCCGTTCTTAGCCGAAACATTTACGTTCTTCCACGAGATAATCAGGTTGTCGTCACCAACCTTAGCCACGAGCGACGTCAGTTTGGTTTCGGTGAAGTCCTTCACGGTATTAGGCGAAGCCTGTGCTGCCGTATTGCCGGTGAAGCGCGTCTGGCCGTCGAGAATCAGCTCCTTGTTGAGTTGAGCCTTGATGAGAGCAATCGACAACTCAAACGTTTGACCGTCTTCGGCAATAGTCTGCTTGTTGTTTTGCAACGACGTAATACCTTGATTAACGCGATAATAACCCGAAACTTCGCGAACGTGCATAATACCTGCCTGAAGCGCCTTAACACGCTCGCTGAACGTAAGGTCGTAGGCGTAGGCGTCGTATCCCACACGCTTGAATGTAACGGGCGTCTGGGCAGCCATACCAGCATTCAGACCCATGATAGCAGCGGCCAGGTAAATCGACGGCAGGTTCTTGGTTCCGTTACCGTCCTTACGGGCCACCGTCGGCGAACCGTGGACGATTATTACCTTTTCGTCGTTGTAGTGAACGGCCAGCGCCTGCGAAGTCTGCGTAACGGTATTGGTAGTGAGCAGATCGGTCTTACCCTCGCCGCCAGCCACGAACATAAACTCGTCAAACTTGGCGTCGTTCTTCAGGAACGTGAACAGTTTACCGTTCGAAGAAGCCTTGGTTCCATTAACCACGCCGTAGTCCGTACAAAGGAAGAATGTAACATCCAACTCGCGGATAGCCTCCAACACATCAGGATAGTACTCATTCTCACCCTTAGAGCCCTGGTAAGAAGTAGTGCCACCGGCAAACGCCGTCGGTTCCATAACTTCGATGGCCGTTGTACCTACAAACGCTGAACCCTTGGTAGGACGGAAATTGGTCATAACCATCGACGAAGTGATGAGCCAATTGTAGAGTTCATCGTAGGTGCCAATCTCACCCGATTGGGCTACCATCTCGCCGTAAGCCTGTGCGAATGTGTAAGTGCCATAAGGTTCGCCCGCAGCGTCCGTACCGCGATAGTTACCGCGATAAATCGTAACAATAAATTTCGACGTATCGTCAACACCTGCCTTAATAGCTAAAGCATAGCCGACCTTCAGGTTCTCCAGCGTTCCGTTCGACAATTCACTCATGTCGCTTTCGGCGATACCATTACCAACAACGCCCTCATTCAAGCACGTAAGGACGATGCTGTTGTTACCGCTACCGATGGTAAGTTTCGCCGGAGTAGTAGCAGCAGCGCGGGTGTAGTACAGGCGCGGCGTACCCAGCGAACCGTCAATAGGCGTAAACAGTTTTTGCGCCAAATCGGTAATCATGCCGCCGCCCATAAAGTCTGAGAAGTCTTCGAAATTCTCAAAAGCGTAAATGGCCTTGCGCCCAGAAGCGTCAACGCCGGCAATACCTGCGCCACCAGCGAACTCGTACGTCGTGTCGTCTGCCTTCTCCTGAGAAAGACCCGTGTCGATAATCATGACGCGACCGAACGAGGCCACGTTGACTACCGAAGTAGGCTGATAGACAGTGATCGCGTACGAACCCGGCTCAACGTAGGTTTTGCCATTCATCGTTACCACAGTACTCATAATGTTATATGTTTAGAAAATTTGGTTTTTATTTGGTTTTACCGTCGTCAGGGGTTATCGCTTCGCCATTAAACGGATCGCAAATGTTATAATTGTAGCTGATGGCCTTTACGACTTGTGAGCGTAATCTTGTTGGAACCGTGACCTCGTATTTGAATGCCAGCGTGAGAGCTTTATGAAATACAGTTGGCGGAATAATATCTTGCTGGAGAATGATATCGCCACCTGATATCCGTGGAATACGTAACCCGATCAAGTCGAGATTCGGGGCGTACATCAGCAACATGGCTTTGAGTACGTTGTAAGCTATCATGGCCTCAGAAGCATTATCCGACGTTATGAGAACTTGGTACTGCGCATCCATCCACTGTGTGTACATAAATTGGTTGGCTTCAGCGTTCCACTCCTGTCCCTCGCCCAGAGGGGCGTTAGCAGCTTGTTCACCGGGTAAAATAATATGGACGGCCAAGGCGGTCGTGACCTGGGCGTTGTATCCCAAATGGACCTCCAAATTCGCTGGGTTAGAGAATATTTTCACCGCCTGACGGAAATAGTTGTAGGCGTTCATGTGGATAGATTGGCCGTCTTCGTTCTCGCCAAGCAGCTGGAAGAGGATGGTGTTGCGGACTTCTTGTGGTGTAGTCAACGCGATGTCATCGCGTATCATCTTTACAATGGCCGTCAACACGCGGGCTATAATCACCTCGGGGAGTATCAGTGCATCTACTTTCATAAGTTCTCCAAAAAGTTTACCGATTCGTTGTGTACTATGGTTTCGACATCCGTTTGGTCAATGGCCTTGTCGGAGAACCGCCGTGCTGCCAGTCCCGGGAATATCCAGCTGAGCGGATCACTGTTCTTCGAAGCGCGCCGGAACGAAACGTACATATTCTGGGTTGTACGCGCATAAACGCCCGTTTGCTTAGTAATACCCTCGTAAATGGAGTGCTTACGCAAATATGCCGCGTAGGCAGGCGAACGATCCGTTGCGGCAATGGCCCGGCGTTCGGTTGGGATATTATACGGCGTAGGAATCTGCGAGGCACGTAGCCGCTGCCCAGTCACAAATTTGCGAACTACGTCATAAACCTCTTGAGGCATTTCGTCAGAAAAGCCTGCTTGACCTACTGTGCCTGGCGTGCCATGACGGAACGGAATGGTCAAATACCAATCGCCGCCAGGACGTAGTACCGTGCCGTCCTTACGTAATACGGGTACAGTGTGGCGGACTCGTGATGATCGCTGGAAATACTCCTTTTGGTCGAAAGGTGTTGCCCCGGCCTCCAACATCACAGGCAGCTCCCCTGTGAGGACAATCGACTTAGCGAAACGGCCGCGGTCGATAATGTTAAGATTTTGGAGGTACTCGGGGCGGGTGGAGTTCAGACCCTGCTTGGCCAACGCTTGCCAGTTGGCATACACAGCAGCCGTTACGGCTTGAACACAGAGTTCAGTTAGATCGTCTATCTGAGCCTGCGTGAGGCCAAACTGAGCGCCTAAACCGCTAACGTCTATGTTGATGGGCCGTGCCATTATTTCACGGTGTTATCGTACGGAACATCACCGTAGCGCATGGGCGGGAACACATACTCGGCCTTGCGGCCAACCACCTTTACAGGCATCGCCGTCAACGCTTCACGACGCGTGGCACAAGGTTTTCCCTCGCGCACTTGCATAAGTTCACGATCAACGTCGATTATATGATACACGGGATAGTGCTTGTAACGAATGGAAACAGTCAAATTACCGACTTTAGCGTTCGGGTCGTTACTTTCTACCATGCCGATTAAATCCTTGTTGAAAACGACCCTGTTCTTATCCAAACGGAACTCGGCTGTGGTAAGCGGCTGCAACGGTTCACCGTCAGCCACGTGGAGGAAGATATCCGTTACCTCCAGCGGTTCGTACACCGGATAAGCAAACAGTTCGTTACGGTAGATAGTAGGCCGCAATATCTCAGAAAAATAGCCCTCCAAATCCAGCAACACCACACGGTCCATGAATCCCATACGGTCCACGGCGCGAGCGGTGATAGCCGCCGTACCGATGTTTAGTTCGCTCCACTCTTCGTACTTACGGCGGTTGCCCATGGTCTGGGCGATGAGACGCGTCTCGCGGCGATTAACGAAGAACCATCCACGCCCGTAACAATTTTGACACGTTGACGATGCCTGACCGCTGGTCTTGTCAACGCACGGACAGCGCATAGCGCGGTCGATGTAGGCGTCATACCCCTGATCGTAGATAAGGCGTTCGAAACGCCCGACATCCCATCCTACGGCCGGACGCCCCGGTTGCGCGGGAGTCAGGCTCACGGGTGGGGTATCAACGAGCGAGGCGCTCAATATGGGTTGTTTCTTAGCCATTACAGGACTTCAAAAGCTATTCCGCGGTATTGGTTCTTCAAATTCGGCAATTGTTGGTTCAGTTCGTCGAGGTATTGCTTGATGCGGCCGCCGAAAAGGCCGCCCTGCGCCGAACGTGTCAACGGCGTGTTTTGTGACACCCCATCAAGCGAAATACTCACTGACGACATGCCCACGCCGTACAGTACATCTCCCAGAACCGCCAGAACGTTCAACGAAGCCAACTTTGATATAAAATCCAGTAAGTCGGCAGGTATTTCGTCCCATCCAGTAACGTATTTCAGCCGCCAGTAGTTCGGGATGTACTTTTGACCAAACCACCCTAAGTTAGGAGCGATACCGTTGTAAACGTACGAATTCTGCGTCATAATGGCGCCCTTTCCGCTGCCCGAGTTAGGAATCAGCGAAATGTTACGATACACGGCTACTGAAGCAATCTTCTTGATAGATAACCACTCCGAGGGGTAGCGAGTCTGCATTACAGAGTTGATAAAACCGCACAACGAATGAATACAGACCACAGGGTACATCGCACGGACGAAACCCCAATTGTTCCACTCTTCGCGAATGTAGTCACGGCTTTCCTCAATAACCTGCTTCTTGAGTTTGATAGAAAGCAGGTGTTCGACGCGGGCCTGGGCTACCTTGATTTGGGTCTTGATGGAAGACTCCGAAACCCGCTGACCGTCGGGCGAGCACATCGGAATGCCGAAAAGATAGTTTTCAGTCAACTCCGAAGGACTTATCACAAGGCCCTCATTCTTGTTATAGAGGATATCTAATTGAAGAGTCATTTTGGTCTGTTTTGCGAGTCGTAACGGTAAGACGAGGAAACTACTCCTCGACGGCGACAGCGGCCTTGTATTTCTTCACCAGGTAGGCTGCCATCAATTTGGCGTTCTTCTTGAACTTCTTGTATTCGTCTTCAGGGTACTCAGCCTCGGCGGCAGTTTCGAGCATCTCTTCGAGCGACATGGCACGAATCTGGTCGATGATGGTCTTGTCCTGGTCCTCGGCGGGTTCAGCAGCCGGAACCTCATCTTCCTTTGTAGCTTTACCAACGACCGCCCATTCAGGGAGCGTCAACAGACGGTGAGCGCAGGCTTCAGATACGTTGATTTCGCCGTTTCGGTCGATTTGAATAGTACCGTCAACAGGAACGGTAAGGCGCGAACCGTAAAGGGACGCATTACTGGTTTTCAGTTTCATTGTTTACGATTTAATGAAAAACAGGAGCGGGGCCACCCCCACCCCTGTTTCTCGGTTGAACGATTGTTGCGTTAGTTAGAAGCGCGACCGATGTTGATGATACGAACCATCTTCTTCGGTGCGTACAGGAACGGCGTACCGTACAGCAGCACCATGAAGCGGTATGCGGGCGACAGAATCGCCAGGTCCATCTTCATCAGCGGAGCCAGCTGAGCGAACTCGATGACCTCGTTGTCGAACTGTACCAGGAACGCCTGGTCGCAGTCGGGCAGGAAGTAGTTGTTGTCACGGCACAGATCGCCGGCAGCGCCTGCGTAGCCAAGTTTCAGCTGTGCCACCGAAATGTCGAAGATCGGGTAGAACTTGCTGTCCTTGGTACCGCCTTTCTTCGTGCGGTAAATGCGATAGCCCGTAGCCGGGTGCGCATTGTCCACGATCGAGAACTTGAGATCGACAGCCGATCCTGCCGTAACGGCAACCGGGGTCTCGTTAACCACCAGCGACGACTCACCGTGGCGGTTGATGGCAGCGACTGCGTAAACGTAGTTGCCAGCATCCTCCGAATTGAACTTCGAGGTCGTCACGTCGGACACAACTGCAGTCGGAGTGCTGGTATCCCACGCGGGAGCGGCAGGCGACTTCGGATGCGTGGACTGAGCGCCAGCCATCTTGAACGGCGCCTTCTTGAAGAAGACATCGTAGTTGAGGCCGATTCGGCCGAACTGCGAGTCGAACGCCTGAACGCGCTGACCCATGATACCAGCGCTGGTCTGGGCGGTGTTAGGCTGGATGAACTTGTTACCGTAGAACGTCTTGACAAAGTCCGACAGAACGGCGGGGGGAGCGTACAGCTCGGTTCCGAGGCCGTAGTTCTCGACAATCGAGTTGGCAGCGCTCTCGATGGGGTCCTCGGTCAGGCCACGACCGCGAAGGTCGATCACGTTCTCAGAGTTGAGGTAAGCGTCCAGGCCGCTCCATGCGTCCGACTGCAGCTGCTGAGCCAGCAGACCGTTGAACTCCTGCGGGATGATGTCCGAGTTGCCGTAGTACAGCGACTTGTTCAGCTTGCGGAGAATCCACAGCGTACCGTCCTTGATGGTACGCTCCATGATGTTGCCCACCATCGTGTTGACGAGGGTCATCTGGTGCGTAACGGACTTGGTAACGCCGAGATACTTCACGAGCTGAGCCCGGCGGATGTAGATCGAGTCTTCCTCGTCGGGGAGTTCGCCCTCGTTGGTGAAGCCACCGCGGTCAGCACCATACGATGCCAGCTGGTTGTACTCCTCAACGGTGTTGTAGGCGGCCTTTTTCGGCAGGTTCTTCCAGAGAACGATGTCGCTCTCGCGGAACGTCAGGTGTTTCAGAGTACGCTCCAGCGACTCCACCTTCAGCGGAGCACCCGAAGCATCGGTCAAGTTCGTCGTTTGACGACCCGTGATGTCGGTTGCTTCGAGGGCTTTGTTCAGCATAGCGACCTCTTCCTGGCTGGACGAGCCGTACTGAGCACCACGCGCTTGGATGCCATAGTCGGCAAGATTGATAGAAAGTCTGTCCATGATTTGGAATTGATTATGTTATGGAAAATTGTTTGGGTGTTTACTCTACTACCTCGTACCCGGTCTCGGCTTTGAGACGGGCGATGATATTTTTGGGGAGTCCGTCAGCGGGGCGTGCCTCAAACGCTAAAAGCGCATCGCCGTACTCCTTGTCGTAGCCTTTAGCGAACGACGCCTGATCGAGCAATGCAGCAACGGCGCGGGGATTCTCGCGGAACGAGATACGAGTGGTGTCACCACCCTTTTCGATGTCACCCTTGTCGGCGCCCTTAGCAAACGCACGGTCGATGACCGTAGCCGAGCGCAGCGATTTCGGACGCGGCACCTCGCTGCCGTAGCGTTCCAGTTTGGTAGCGAAGCCCTCGATAACCTCGGTTTGGCCTTTGATGACGTCCTCCAGTTCAGCAATACGCTTAGCGTCCTCAGAGCGTTTCTGGCGAAGATCGTTCACCAAGACGGCCGTAGCTTTGATGTACGACTTGAAGTCGTTACCAACACCCTGAATAGCTTTCAGGAGGTCGGTATTGTCACCCTTTTTCATCTTGGCGCCGTTCTTGGCGCACTGCTCAAAGCCTTCGTCGTCATCTTCAGTTTCCTCTTCAGACTCCTCCTTCTTGCCGGCCTTAGCATTACGCATGTTGGCAGCGTTGTGACGCGGCTCGTCATCATGGGTTTCGTCTTCCTTGCCCATCTGACCGTCGGCGTCATCACCTTTCTGCACGTCTTCGGCATCAGAAGCGTTGCCTTCGGACACAAGCCCCAAAGCGGCATATGCCTTCTCGATGTCCTCGGAAGTGATGGATTTGCGTTTGTTCATAACCGATATATTTTTAATTAGTGTGTACACTTCATGCGCGTTCGGTATTGTAATATTTGGAATATCGCGGAAGATAGCTTCCATGACGGAAGATTTGGAAAACGTTTTTTTCGGCTGACCATCGACTGATTCCGGCATTAACGCCGCACCGGATTCTGTGCTCACAGCCTTTTTTTCGGTTTTGCCACCGCGCTCTTCGGCATTATCCTCTTCTTCCTCCAAATCCACCTTTATTCCGTCAGCGTCAATCTCCCCCTTTATAATATTTACAAACGTATGCGGATTCTTAGGCATATGTGTTACTGCAACACCTGTTATTACAGCCTTAACTATCTTGTTGTAAAGGGGTGATTTCTTGTCGTTAGAACCGCGCTTCAGAACCTTTCCTTCGATGGAATACCCAAGACGACGCGTTTTACTGTCTTCCTCAAGGGTTTTAGCAAGTTCATAAACTTCATTGGCCATAGGCGATGAAGCATACAAATCGCTTTCAATCCAAAGCCCCTCGGGGCGGAGTTCGACCTTTGACGGCTCGCCAATAATAGCAGCTGGAGAGTTCTTGGCTTGGTGATGCCAATTAACCATGCCCGAATTCTTCAGCGGCTCAACATCAAAACCAGAAGGATCCAGATACTCACCATCAGCGTCACGATCCATAGTTGAAGCGATACCGCCAATACGCATAACAGGTTCTCCTGCTTCGTTCGTAGCTTTTTCAATGCGTCCAATAGGACACCAAAAATTGAATCTATCGTCCTTAAACATGTTTACGGCGTTATTGTTACCAACATTATACTTGTTATAAGTGTTAGTAATGGGAAAGGAGCGTTAATAGATATATCACGCCAACGTTTTTTATGACAAAAGCGAACCAATTATATGGTTCGCTTTTTCAAGGGTATTGTTGTATATAGTTACCTTTTACTAATGATATGTATTACGCAACATTGAGTATATATTGTAATGAATAAATTATCCCCCTCATGATGAGGGGGATTAATTAATAGTTAGAGTACAGTTTCAAAAACATATAACTTGAAGAAGCTCCGTTTATATTTTTGCTTTGAACCGTGATGTTTAAACCACTAATGCCAGTTTTACCCATCTTAGGACTCGTTACCATGAGCCTAATGGTTCCAACAGTTTTATCATCCATCGTTGAAGCTAAATACGCCGAACTTACTTCTACTAAAATTCCGCGTCCAGTGTTAGGATCAATGTTAGGAACAGTAAGCGGTATATTATAAAACGCGTCTGAAGTAGGATCACCAGTTTGCCGTATTGATCCACATAACATTATTTTCGCATTGCGGGGAACTTCTCTGTTGAAGTTTATAGTAACCATGGATCCAGTCCCAGTGCCTGTAATTAACGACCATTCACTCACCAACTCTTTGTATCCCGGAATCGGCGATAAAATAACGGAAGGATATTCGTAGTAGTCAATAGCGTTGCCATCGGTTCCAATAGTGATCATTACATACGTCGGACCTTCGCTAATCAACGTACCATCATCCGCACATGGATACATTGTTGCTGAGTATAATGTGCTGTTACTTTTATCTACGCATTGTACAAATCCGTAGAAAAATTTTATTCCATTTGCACTTTCTTTAAACAGGGGGAAATACTTCTCAATTAAGCCGGTTGGATTTGTAACAACAATTCCCTTCATCTTACCAACAGGGTTGTCGCCCCAATCAGCAGCGACAATTTGCTTGCCTATTTGTTCGCCACCTTCAATGGCTATGACATCTATTCCTGAACCGCCAGCACCAATTTGTGTCCATTTAATCAAAGTCGTTATGGCGTTTCCTAAATAAAAATTATTACTACCTACGTCTTGCGCAAAATAGTTAATTTGTCCAGCACTTACCTTTTGCAGTATGCCGATCAAGGCTTCGCTCGTAGGTTTTTGATCGCCTCCAACGCTGTAGAACGGAATTATTCCTCCAACGGGGAGTTTTTGTACTCGGGCGTTGTTAACAGTGGCTTTAAAGTCTGTAATATTCAACGGAGTCATATTGGCATCCATACGAAATGCCAAACCGTTATTTACAATCGTATCAATCCATTGCTGGTCGGTTAATACCGTAGGAGGATTTTGTGTAAAACCGTTTCGGCTGTATATAATATTGTCAACAATATTAAAGACAATGCCATAACACGTAGATCCTGACCAACATACAAAACCATTGTAGGCTGCACCGTTGGTAATAATTTTCACTGCGCCATTGCCAACTATACGATACATGTTTTGAAACGCCTGGAGTATGGTGCTCGCTGACGTAATCGAGGTGACGCCAGTAGTTTGATTGGCAAAACCCGTGAGTTTGGCCTGCATAGCATTAAACAGATTGGCAATCTGCTGCGATGTCACCTTTTCGGTAGCCGATACCTGTAATTCTTCATTTCCAGTGAGAGCCGAACGCTTCGTCAGCCTCGACATGTCTATAAAAGTAGGCATATATTTTTTTTATTTAAAGTTCACAAACTTATAATTGTCACGCCATAATTTCAACGTGCAGCGCAGGCTCGTTAGCATCCACAGATACCTTGGCGCTGGCGTATTTTACGTCGCTTAGTGGCGTAATAATTTTACGACACTTTTCCTCATTGGCCAACGCATTAGTGAAGTCGCGCGGATTTTTCATCCGTGTAATCGACAGATCGATGATGTTGCATTGGCGGTACAACTCCTCCGTCGTGCAGTGAAGCGATACACGCTGACCCATAGCGGCCTGGTGTTCAATTTCAGCCACCATGAGTTTCTCAACTTCAGAGCGGGCCAATTTCTTACAGTTATCGTCGAAAACCTTGGTAACGGCCGCGCCCGGAGCGCGGTAACGAATACGCTTGCCAGTATAAAGGTTATCGGCCATAGCCTTGGCCTGGGCTTCAGGGGCACGCAACGTCGAAGTGATAACGACATCAGGGTTCTTAGTGGCATCAGCCACACGGCTGATAAGATCCTTTACAGTGTCGTTGATCGCGAACGCTAAAGAGTTAGCGTATGTAATATTTGCCATACGGAATTGTTATTTTAAGTGATTCTACACTAATTGAGTTCGTGTTCATCCAATCCAGTAAGTAATCCGATTTTTCGGAATTACTTAATTTTACAAAATCATCAGGTGTGATAGCTCGGTCGAGTAAGTAATCACGAAAACCGCTTTCCATGATGGCAATGCGTTGTCCTTCGGTGGCTACCTTTTGGAACATGGGTGATAGCTCGTCAAGAGTTAAGGTGTTCTGGATAGCCTTACGAAATTCCCGTGCATCCAATTCGTTTAACATCGGGAATTCGCCACGGAATGGTATGAGTTCCGACGGCCGTTTACGGTCGATGTATCGCGACGCTGCACCCCCTACAACCGAAGTCGTGAAGTTACGCGGTACACCATATCTTCCTTTGTCTTTCATGGCTTATTTCCTTGTGATTATCTTCGAGCGGTTGAACACAATCATAAATGAGTTGCCGCAGCGATTACCATTAGGCTGTATCATGGCGTCGTACCCTTGAAGCGCAGCATACACACCAAGGACTTCGTCGTATGAACGCGAAGATTGGTATATGGCTGCATAAATATCCTTATCGGGGTCACCGACGCTGTTAGCGCTAACTTTGCGCGCTGCAGCACTCTTTTCCTGATAGACCTTGAACGCTTCAGCGCGCTCCTTTTGTAAGCGATTCACCTCATCGTCGAGGTTCTTTACAGCTTCTTTCACGGCATCCTCGATTTTACCGTAGTGCTCGCGCATAATCCAATCCTTGAACTGGCGGACGGGATAGTTGTACGGGCGCGCGAAACCGTTCTTGCGCTTGATAGCGTCGTTCTCGTAACGGTAGCGCGAAAACACAAATCGCTCTGAAGTATTAGGCATCTTGATGACAAAATCGCCTGTTCCGTTACCCTTTTCGGTAATGGTTCCGCCGTTAGCCGTTACCCAACCACGGAGGTGATTATTCATAAAGTCGTCAAACTTCATGTATGACGGATTGCCGTCATCGTCAATAGCGCCCCAGTCGATTATTTGGTCAATTTGAAGCGGAATGTCGGTATATGCCGCGTCATCCCAATGCATAGAGGTTTTAACCCTTTTCTCGGTGTTGGAGGTGATATTGTGAAGTTCTGACGACAGCTGGTTATAAACAGCTTCAGCCTCCTGTTCTTCTTTTATAGCCTTCTCGACTGCAGGAGATTTTCGGGCTGAAAGTTGTTGTATTTCCTTACGAGCGTCTTCGACAGTGATGACTTTTGCCGAATCATCTAAAACAGCTTCAATAATAGCGCCATCATCGCTTGCGTAACCGCGTGCGTTCTTATAAGAAGATGTTGATTTGTAGCCTGATGGCGTCTTATTGGCGTTGGCTGAATCATTGACGTGAAAATAGATGCCTTCGCCGTAAACACCTTGCGTACCAAAAAAGCACGTGTCGTTGTACTTAAAATCGTCAGCGTAATATTCCGAATCTGTTCCGCGGGGCTGTACACCACGGAACATATGATACTTTGATTTGGCCACTTTGGCCCAGAAAGTGTTATCATCTACAACGTCCGGACGTGCGTCGAAACCACGAGCAACGCAAATGTTAGATAACATTTGCCAACCTACTTGCCTATCGGTATTTATTAATCGGTCCGTAGGGGTATTGCCATTGACACTCTTGTAAAGGGAATCAAGTTCATCTTCCGAGAATTCGCGATACATATCCTCCTCGGACTTCAGGTTACGTGGTTTGACCTTACGATTAGCGCGCTGAATTTTAACTTGATAAATCCCTCGTATTCGGTCCAAATCATTGAAACGTCCCTCAATGATAGCACGCATTTTAGATTTGGTGCCGAGTTTTCCAGCGTCAAAAAACGCTAAGATTTCGTCCTTACGGGCTTTCAAAGCGTCAATCTGGTCGATGAAGTCTTGCGACGTAAGATGGGCAACGATATTCGGATTGTGTCTTATCATACCATCCCAGTCGATCTTGTTGCCGAACGTCTTAGTCGAACCCTGTGCTCGGTAATTGAACGACCCGCCATTATCGACGCGGTAAACCTTGCCGGCAGCATCTACCAAACAATTGTCGTTTTGGTATATATCCCAGTTGGCTAAAAAGGCGTCAACAACAAAACCCTTAGCCATAGCGGCATAATCCTTAGCCTGGGGTTCTGACACTCCGCGCATGTAGTTAGAGATAAGCGTCAAATCAGTTCCGTCGTCATACATTTCGTAATCCGGCGTGTCTAATCCAAGCAAACTGTACACCTGTGCAGCGTAGTATTCCGCGGCGACGTGACCGCGGTTAGTGTTCTTTGAACTCTTAACGACAAACTCGCGACCCTTGGCGTCCTTCATCAGGACAGCTCCCGTGGAACCGCCTAATTTCTGCACAAAGGTCAGCTGTGAAGGATCAGCCGGGAACATTTCATTCACCTCCTTCTCCTGTTTAGCCAGTATAGCTTTGGAACGAAAAGCCCCTTTTCCAACAGGTATTCCTTGCGGATTCTTGTAAACGCGCCAATCGTACGTCGTCTTTGCATTAGGCGTCAATGTCCAAATATACACCACGCCATCGACTACCTTTGTTTGGCCAGGCATGATAGCCTTTACAATGTCCGGGTCCTGTTTAACGCCGTGAAGGTGATCATACAACGACTTGGTTACATACAAGCTGTACTCGTAGTCATCGACGAACTCGGAACGGGCCTTGTACGCTTCACAGGCTTTCTCCAATACGGCGTCAGAAACAGCACCCTCGGCATTACGGAGGGCGAAGATTTCCAACGCTTTTCTCAGTTCGTCCATAAACTATCCAAACAAAAGGGTTTCTGCTTTTTCAATCGACATATCGTCGGCGGATAACGCACCGAGATCTGCGTTATGAGCTTTCCACGTGTCGGGAATCATATCCTCAGCGCCGAGCGTTTTGGCGCGACGTTTAATCCAGCGGCGAGCCCGTTCAGGATTCTTTGCGTTGCCGGCCAGACGGATGGCGTTCTTCAGGTCGGACTTGTTACGAATCGGGAATGAACCATCAGGGAGGGCCTCCTTTTTATCAGCAAGACGCTCGCGTTGCTTTTCGGTAAAATCGGCCTTTTCGATCGATTCTGCGGAGTCGAGCAGTGCTTCGGCCTTGGCTATCTCGTCGGAGGTTTCGGCGGGCTGGATGGCCTCGTACACGAATCCTTTCGTCAGTGCACGTACTGCGGCCCGCTCCCACTCTTTTTGCTTATCACCGATGAGGTTGGTCCACTCACCGCCTATCTTGGCCATCCTGTTAGAACGGTCAGTAGAACGCTTCTCCGATAAGATGGTTCCGAAAGTACGGGTGGTAAACTTAGCAGGGTCGATTTTGTTCTTATTCTTAACGATAAGATCGAACAATTCTTTGCGTTCCTTTTTATCCTCTTCAGGGTCGTCGAGGTGCGGTTGCTGGGGAATATCCATTTCCTCGTAACGATCCTTCAGAACTTCGATCGTTTCATCGACGGTAAGATATACCTCCGACGTCAGCGTAGCGCGCGAAATGATGGCCTTAGTGTCCTCGTTCTTCGAAAGGTTCACGAGGTCCTTGTTGGTCATGATAATGATACGGCCCGTGAATACGAAATTCGACTTGACGTCTTCCGGGTCGCCGACCACGCGCTTACCTGAAGCGGCGGTGGCTTTCTTCATGATGGAAGCCAAGTCGGCGCGAGTGATAACGGAGTCGGTATCATCGAACAGAAGAATCTTACCGTTGTGTGCTTTCAGTACACCCAGCAGCTGCTTCTTGGAGTTGATGTCGCCGAGTTCAACGTAGTCATAGTCGCCGTCACCCGGAGAATCGGTTTCAGCATCGAATGGACGTTTGTTGAGCAGTTCGGCAATTTTCTTGAAACCGTACGATTTACCGATACCCGCGCCACCAGCCGAGATCATGAACCGCTGTTCCTTGTTATCGAGGAACTCAAGATATTGACGGTTAAGATCGTACATGACCTCAACAGGCGGTTCGTAATCGGGATCCTTTTTCTTCATCGCATAGACAAAGCGGTCATAAGCGATACGGTCTTGACGGCTCTGGAGTTTATTAAACTTTTTCTGAATGCGCGGATCTTCAGGGTTAAGGAACCAGTCCTCGACGATTTCACCATCATCGTTGCCACCCTCGCCGTCATTGATGTCCACTTGGGCTCCGGTACTGGTAGGCGCAACAGGATCCTGTTTGGCAGTCATCTTAAGCAACGTGGATAACGTTCCGCTGGTATCCACCTGCGACATATCGACATTACGAGATTTCAGCTCGTTGTAAGCAATATGTCGCAACTGCGCATTGCCCTTGGGGTTGTTGACAACTTTCAAAAGGTTATCGTCGCTGGTCTTCTTGGCCCACGCTTCAAGACTCGTCGTAGGACCCGAATCGCCCGATTCTTTACCAGTATCGGCACTTGGCTTGGGTTTAGCGTTCTTATCGACACGCCAATTGAACTTTCCAGGCTTGTACTCCGTCCACACCCACGGCTGGGTGGGGTGATGGTCACCGACGTTGTGCTTTGCTTTTTGAATAATATCTGACATACGTTGTGCAGTTTTCCAAATAAATACTTGGAAAATTACACTTCTACAGCGTCAAAGTCAATATCAAATTTCTTATATACAATGCGCAACTCGGGTACGCCGTTGATTGGCTTCTTCTTTTCGTCAACACGAGCGTTAAGCGGCCAACGCTTCAAAATGATATCATGCGCACGTTGAACGCGCTCGCGACGTTCGTACACATCTTGGAGACCACCACCTTGTGTAGCTTCCTTGTTCATCTTACTCTGAAGCAAGAACCGTACGAATCGCGCATACACGATACCGAGGTACATACATTTTAACGAATAGTCGATATCACATTTCAACTCCAACCGCTCATCAAAGTCCAACTCTAACGTGCGAAGACCCTTGAACACGATGAGGTGGGGAATACCGCCGTATTTGAAACGCGGACTAACGTCGATGCAATTCCAATCAAAAGCGCTTTTGCCCATGGTGCCATATTCGAAGTCGGTTTTCATCACTTCTCGGTCGAATTCGTTGAAGAATTCAGCCAACTCTTCAGGGGTTTTCAACGACAGTCCGCATTTAGCTTCACCGTCAATTGAGTAGAAGAAGTTGGCGATATCGTCATCCATCACCACAACGGGATGTCCCTCGCGCAAGTAGGTATTCTTGCAAAAATTGACTACGTAGCTGTAGCCACGATTCGAGGCTGGAAGCACAATGAGGCGTTCGCGCTCATGCCCGGCTTCAACATATTTTTCGACATCCTCTTTCTCTACCACGATGTGGTAATCCACGCCGCCCTTTTTCAACAATCGAGTCGTAACGCATTTAGGGCGGTTTTTAGACACGACAAAGAATTGACAGTTCATACTCAAAATGGTAAGTCGCCCTCGTACCAAACTTCCTCAGGCGGGTTCTGTTCTATAAAACGCTGATAATTGTCCAGCGTACTTTCTAACGATGGATAAAACCTCATGAACAACTCCCACTTAACGTCAAACATATCATCACACGATACGCGGCGTTTCATCAATAGGCTTTCACTGTTGTAGCACTGCACACAGACCTGACGACGACCTCGTAATACGTACGAATAGGGAAAGTCACGATAGTATTCCGCACCGGACGCCGTATTATACACCACATCATGGATAAACTGATTGAACGGGTGTCCTGCACCGAGAGGCGCCAGTAACGTATAACCACCGGGATTGCGACGCATAAACTTCCGCAAATGATCGCGAAGCGCTTGTTCGGCGAAATTAAGGCCGTCATTCCCGAATTTGGCGCGTAAGTACGTATAGACGCTCTCGTAATTACAGTCCTTGGAATGGGCCTGAAAATCGCTACAACGGACATTTTCTAACTCCAGGTCCAGACAATCCATGGCTATACCCAGAAAATTGTACAGAAGCCGCTGCTCTGAAACGCGCTTTGGGTCGCTATCTACAGTAAGCACCCGAACGTCATATTCGGGTGCTACTAAAACGTGACAAGCACTCATCAGGAGATCACCCGCGTGTGGCTCGACACAGAGGTATTTTATTTTTCCCATGGCCGTTTGTATATCTTCTCGACGCAGGGGCCGTCCTTCGATACGTCCTCAGCCATACGGCGAATTTCTGGCGTGATAGGTGGGAGCGTTTTCTTGCCCATCTTGTCAGGCAGGAAACCGACACGAACGCTGACATGTGTACACCCCTGACACGGACGGAACCGACGGTCGTTGTTGTACAGCATCACGCGGGCAGCATGAAAGCGCGGATGGTTCCAGAGGTCTTCGATAGGCATGTCGTGGACGTTGGCGATAGGGTACTCGCCGCGAAAGTCGTCACAGCACAAGCACACCTGGCCGTTCCAACGCACATCCAGTTCGCGGAACGGAAAAGTACATCGTTTGTTGTTGAACGAGTCGTCGAGCGGGAACGCCGCGCCGCAGTGGTTAGCCAGACGACGCGTCATCTTGTTAGTATCGTCTTCGGCGATAGGCGGCAACAGACAGATACGGCGGCCCTGCTTGGGGTAGTAGTACGGAACACCCGGTTCCAGCGTAACGACGTTGTATTTCTCGATGTCGATTTTCTCGACGAAATTCCAGTCACCCTTAGCCGTATAGCAGTCCACCAGAATATCATTCATGCCGGCTTCAAAAAGACGGTCTAAATATTCCGACGTATCCTTGGCGTGGTTCATACCGTACCCGTTGCTGTACATATGAAATACGGCTTTGGGCAGGTGTTTACGGAACGTAGCCACGATGTCGATGAATGCGGGGTTGAGCGTCGGTTCGCCGTGCATAGCGAATACGAACTTACATTTCCACCCTACGCGGGCTACCTCTGAAGCGATACGCTCGGCGGTTTCAACGGTCATGAAATTCCACGGCTTAGTGCCTTTTTCGCGCATGCCGTGGAGACCGCAAAACGAACAACCCAGGTTACACCCCTCCGTCGGTTCAATCTGCATGGTGAACGGAGGGTCTTGTACGATTTTGTTTTTCATTATTTGGTAACTTTAATGTTAAGTTTCACGTTCTTTAACTTTGGGTTCTTAAACTGGCGTTTGATAGGCTTGGTGAAAGCGCGAGTTGCGGGGTCCCAATCGAAATTATCAGGCTTGCTGTTGACAGAACAACGACAATAGGGGTGCGTCGGGTCAATCGTAGGGAGCCATTCTGCCACCTTACGACCGATGTTGTTACCGTTAGCGATAAGGTCTGCCAAACGGAACAGTTTCGGTTTCGAGGTAGGATCTTCGGGGTCTTCTAAGTACAACTCCCGGCACTTAGCGCACGCGCCTGGATAGACGTCGAAATACACTTTGGCGTCAGGACCGTGTTGCTTGAAAATACTTTCAGCGCGACCGACGTTGTAGGCTTCGTGCAGGAGGTAGTACGCAATACGCAGCCAATCGCGTCCCCAGTCTTGGGTAAGGTTTCCGAGTTCGCTGGCTATATACCGGGCTCCCTTACGGAGTTGAACGGCTTGAATGGCCTTGTCTTTGATTTGCTGACGTATTACCGATTGTTGACGGAAATTCGATTTGAGGATGGCATTCCGTGTTCCAGTGACGATACGGTTGCCAAGCGACGTGATGTCGGTATAGGCGCGGTTCTTGAGGTAGTTGAGCGCGTTTTCCTCCTGCTCGGTGAGCGGCACAAAATTCCCCGACTTCAGGAACTGGAGAAATTGCTTGTAGTTCATCTTTTTGGCGCGGTCATCGCCGATAGCCTCAGCCAAAATACCAAACAGAAAAGCGTGTTCCAAAATACCTTTCGAGTTCTTGTACTTATCGACGTTTACGCCCGACGCTACCAAGATATCAATCTCCGCCTGGGTAAGAAAGTCCAGTCCGACGTGCTTGGCGATAAATAAGTACTGCCAGCGCCGGAGAATACCGACCATGTCGTCTATTTGACGGTTGTTGAAAATCATAACTTTTCGACGTCTTTTCGAGGAACCCATTTCCCAGTACCGCGAGGTGCGCCACTGTAAGACGGCCTGCCAAGAAACTGAACGAACTGTGTAGTAACTCCGTTTTCAGTTAGTTCTTTGGTTGTGTACACAGTACGAACCCTGCCGGCGTAACGAACCTTATCGCCGTTTTTCACTTCCTCGTAATATTTCTTGGCGTTCTCGCCAACTTTTTCGTTGTCGTGAAAATCATTACGAGCAACACCGTCTTCTTGTATTTCGACAGCTTCAGGACCATCACCCACTGTTAATGTGTGAATGTATGTACCATTTTGACGATATTCAGAATTTCGACGTTGATGAGGTTCCGGAAAACGGCCTGTGCTCTTGTAAGGCAGGCCGACACGTCCAAGCCTCCTGTTCTTTGCTGTATTATCGTAACGGCCACTCTTAGAACGGGCCTTTTCAAGCGTGTCACCGTCGGCGAGGTTCCCCTCAAAAGCGCCTATGGCCTTACGCAGGTGGTCGTTACGATATCGGTTAGCCTCATGAAAGACTCTTGTCACTTCGTCTATTTCCATAATCTTACTCGTGATTCGTGACCGCGTTTGACGACCATACACAGGCCGTTCTTTAATTTGATTTCCGCACTCTCGTCATCAGACTTAAGAACTTTCCCGAGCCTGTAGTAGAAACCTGCCTCGGTGTTTCCAGTCTTTACGATAACGGCATTATTCTTGGAGAGTTCGTCTAAGCCCTTAACCTTAACGGCGTCGTCCTCAAACATCTTCTTCCAAAACCACTCGACATCGGGCCATAGACGGACCTCTTCGTTGGTTCCAATCGACGCTGTAATCAATGCGCCATTAGGGAACAAATTTACCTCACACTTACCGTCGGCGATGCGTCGTAGCGTACCCATGTTGTATTTAACCTTACCTTTGTCGTCTTTAACACGAACGACAACCCGTACCGGGTACGGCGGTTCCTTTTCCAACTGACTGTTTTCAGCAATTATCGTGCCGACGTGCCAAACCTTTTCAGTCTTTGATGCCGGCAGCGCCCAAATCTGTTCCCCTTGTTTCATCTTTCTTTAATTCTTTAACCGCTGTAGCCGTAGCGTCGGCGATGTATTTCAGTACATCACCTAACGCTGCGGCATTATTGGCGTTCCATTCCTGGATGAACCGATCTTCATACTGAGTAACGGTGGGGAATGGCGATGGCAGAAAGTGGGTATGTTTGGCGTTGTAAGGCATTACTCTTCGGTGTTACCGCCGTAAATCTCCAGGAACTTGTCAACAAATTCTTTATTGGTACGTTTCATTACCGCAATTTGCTCATCAACCTTCTTGCGGTATTCTTCCGGGTCATACACCCCGCGAAGCGAATCGCGCGCAGCCTGACGCTCATCAGCGATTTTCTTCAACTCAGGATGGTTGAGGAGTTCCTGACCAACGCCCTTGTCGCGCGATTGCGGATCGGTAAGCGAATTGAGGCTCAAAGCAGCACGCTGAGCCTCCTTGTCGCCAGATGCGATCCTTGCCTTCAGAGCACGGGCAATACCTTCAGGGTTTTTGGCGATCATCTTGGCATACTCAGCAGGATCGGCCCCCTTGTTAGTCTTCTTGATGAATTTATCGGCCGCAGCGTTATCCTTCTCAGGCGAAGAATTCGCAGCTTTACCAGCCTTGGCTTTCGCACCCTTCTCAGCGCTCTTCACTTCGGCCTTGGCGGCGGCATCGGCCTTCTCACCTTGCTTGGCGGCGCTTTCCTCCTCGCCGCCGATCAGCGCGTCAAGTTCCTTCTGGCCGTTCTTCGATACCTTCACGCCAGCCATCTCGAACATATTGGCGATGGTATTGGCAATTTCGTCATCCGTAGCGTCAGACTGAGCACCGCCAGTATCAGCCAGGTTTGCTTTCATGGCTGCAGCCAGTGCCTTAATAGCTGCAGCGTCACCCTTCTGCTCCACGAAGGACTTGAAACCTTCGGTATCGAAGTCGGTATCATTTTCGGCCATATCATCGAAACTCTGAACAAGGCTCTCGGCATCGCTGACCTTACCATCACCGTTGGAATCAGCACGCATCTTGTCGAGCGCGGCTTGGCCTTTCTTCGAAAGATCGATTCCAGCTTCTTCAAAGATATTGGCGATCTCGTCAGCGATTTCATCGTCAAGAATATCGCTCTGAGCAGCCTCACCCTGACCGGAAGTCTTGATAGCGGCAGCGAGTTCCTTGATGGCCTTGGCCTCGCCCTTATTGTCGATAAGGCTTTCGAGCGCTGCGCCGAAGTCATCGTCCTCGCCCGACTCTGAAGTATAAGCATCCCACTTGGCCAAAACGCTTTCACCCGACCCGCGGAGGCTGTCGAGTTCCTTCTTGGCCTCGCGCGGTACGCGCGTTCCAGCCTCCTCGAACATATTCTCGATCATATCGGCGATCTCGTCGTCAGCCAGATCACTTTGTCCGGCCTCGCTGGGCATCTTACGGATGGCGTCGGCAATTTCCTTCGGCCTTACCGCCTTTTTCCTCTTCACGAACGATTTGAACGACTTGGCATCAAAGTCTGCATTGCCCTCAGCCATAGCGTTGAAACTGTCAACGAGCGATGCGGCGTCAGCCTTTCCACCCTTACCCTTGGCGTCGGGATCGCCGAACTTGGATGCAGCTTCCTCGACATCAGCGATTTCCTTCACCGTTGTGGTCTCGAAGTTGTCCACGTCGGCATAGGGATATTTGTCCACACGATAGCCTTCGCTGGTCTTGGTAACTACCAGATCGAAACCGTCTTCGTCACCGCCAATCTGCTTGATAAAAGCATGAGCAGCGTCTTCAACTCCAGCGTACTGAGCCAGGTCTTCATCGTCCATCTGGCGGAAGCCCATGGATTCGAACGTCGAAACCGACTTGGCGTCGCCGTCAGCCAGACCGTTACGCAGCGACGTGTCACCGTTCTTGTTCTTGGCGCGAACGCTCACACCGCGGCGTTCCAACTCAGCAGTAGCTACCTTACGCATCTCAGCGTCAGCCGACGGATCGTTAGCTACCTTCACGAGGGCCTCTTCCGAAGCCTGACGAGCGTGGTTCTGGAGGCTTACGTTGGCTTCCGGTACACCGCCGCCATTATCTTGTTCTGCCTCGGGCTTTTCCTGAGCAGCATGACCATACTCCTGTCCTACTCGTTGCAGACGACGGTTTTGAGCGTTATCAGCATAAACGCCATGGCGCGCTTTTTCGATCGGTGTTTCTTCAGCGCACTCTTCTATGTTGGTAAACCCTTTCAAAATCTGTTGACGGCGCGCTTCACCATAGTTGATATTTTCTTTCATGATTTTATAGGTTTATAAGTTTCATTTCCACTAATAAAAAGATAGTTAATTTTATTCAAATAACCAAGAGAATTCTAAAATTTTATGCCAAAATCTAATGTGTATCCCCATTGGTCATCAACTCTTATAGCTGACGCACCAACCAAAAACCGTTGGCGGAAGTCGGCCCCAGCAGAAAACTTTTGTGTACCAAAATCCAAAGAAGTACCTATCTGGGCATAACCTTGTATAAAGGGAATCTGTTTATCAATAATCGTGTGTTCTACCTCATGAACGCGAATAAGTGGCTTGACGTGCGACACAACCTCTGTAATGGCGTTGCGCTGGACAGTGGCGTCCACGCGGAACTCGCCGATACTGTCATTAGAAAAATCAAGGCGGTATTCCTTACGTGCCAAATAATCAGCCAGCAAGGCGGTAGTATCTATTTCGCCTGGTAGGTATATCGTTGTATCACGGATGATGACCTGCGGAACAGGAATCTTAACCGTATCGCGGTATTCAACCGTGTCATACTTTGTCAGCCACTTTTCAACGACTTTAGGGGGTTCGGGGGTATAACTACTCCGTCCCAGAAAGAACGCGAAAATTAGGGCCGCTACAACGATAATTATGGACGCCGCCGTCTTCATGACCTTTTGCCACTTTTAATCATTTCCTCGTAAGCCGTTATGGATGCCTCCAGTTCGTTGATTCGCTTTTTGTAAACCTCAGCCGCCTGGCTGGCTTCATGCTCCTGAGCGCGGAACTCTTCCATTAGGCGGTTATACTTATCGCGATCTGCCTGGCGTTGCGCCTCGTATTCTTCACGAATCTTGTTGAGCTCATTACGAAAGTTCGTCATCATCTCGTTGGATAACTTGCGTTCGTTTTGAACTTCCTGATACAGGTTATCATATCGCTCCTTCCACCACGCTTCTTTCTTATCAAGTTCCGCTATCAGGGTATCATAGCGCCCTTTCCAGAATTCCTCGCCTTTCAGATCAGCATCAGCCTGGCTGTAACGTACCTCTTGAGCATATTTCTTACGATCCAACATACGCGCCACAACGGCGTAGCCAATACCACCCGCCCCGAATAGAAGCGAAATTACAGGGAAGATGGTGGTCATGAAAGTTCCGTCAGCCATTGCGTTTCATTCTTTTGTTAATACGTATGCGCGCGGCCTTGGCAGCCAGAGCATACGCGTGAGAATCGTAATTAGAGCGAAGACACCTCAAGATTTCGTCAGCAAACACTTTTATAATATCCGGTTGAGCGCTTTTGTAAGCGTCCATATCTCCTTCGTTTGTAAGTGTCGCAGGATAAATGATGAGTTTTACCTCAGCGCTTACACGATTGAAGAAACGATACCACTGAGGATCGTATGAATCAACAAATGAGAACGACCGCCAACGTATTTGAGGTGTTAAAAGGTCGTAGTGATTTGACAAGTTGTAGGCGAAGTCGCGCGTCAACGCCGGACAAGCCCGGTTTAGTGTTAGACTGCAACCATCCTTACGATCGGCGAAGAAGTCAATCGCCAAGGCTATGCCGTATGTGCGGTGCGGCCGAAAATAATTCCAAACATCGTAAGCGTTACCAACGACCACTTCAATACGTCGCCGCCGTAGTTCCTCGGCCAGTGCCTGAACGAAGTGACGCGCTTCAGCGTTAAAACGCCTCGATGTTAAATAGACCACCTTGCACATATTATATGATGTATGTGACTTCAGAAATAAAACACTCGAAGTTAAGCGTTTCCTCTGATACAAATTCACTTGCCCATGCCACAAGATGGTAATACCCCTTAGACATCTGATAATCCCTCGTTCCGGTGCCATCAACAATCTTCAGATTTTGAGTAGTACTCGGATTGGAATGAATAATTACTTCAATCACTCCGCCAACACTCTCTTGCGTGTACATTTCCAAAGCCGAGGGGGAGTTCAGCATACCAAGTTTCAAAGTCCAATTTTGCGAACCAATAGCCGAATCAATATTATAGAAATAGCGTTCGCCAAGTTTCAGGTTGTAATTATTGCCACCTGCAAGAATCGTAAATCCCGTAGCACCGCCAACAATTCCATTGGCCAGATGTTTCTTCAACACATTACGTTCATAAATAGAACCTGAAGCAACAAGTTTCTTCAGTGCACTTCCCTCGTCATCGCCTGTGAGAATATTATTCAACACACTCCAAATTACCTTCAATCCTGCATAGACACTGCCTTTAGTGTCAAAAGCGGTATTATAAGGAATATCGGGGAAGTCTTTTGAATCACCGCCTACCGTAATTTCAGAAGAATTAGCATATTTTAAATCTATGTCCAAAATTGCCCGATGAAGCAATGCAATTGCTTGTTCAACAGGATCTCCTGCTGCAGGCATAGGGCTTTCCTCGGCGGCAGCGGCATATCCTGACGACAGGCTCATTCCATTGGCCAATTTCAAACGGTTATACCAACCCTGAATTTTATTCAGGGCCGTCATCAGGTCATCGGCCGTAGTAAGGTCCTGCGGATCACTGATAGTAGCAGCAACGGGCTCAACATTGGTCAGCTTGGCCGAAAATATTATCTCTCGAGAACCATTCTGCCAATCGGTGACGATTTCCTGAACCTGTTCGAATGTCTTATTCATCGCAGCGTAATCGGCCGCGTACTGCTTGTACCCGACCACTTGGGTATCGTTAGCTTGCTCGGAAACGATAATGCCGCTCATCGCCGCATTGAAGTCAAAGAACAGGCCATTTACAAACCCTAACGAGTTCTTGGATGACGTCGAGAGCAACGACTTCACAGTGCGTTTAACCAGCATGGGGTTATCACCAACAACCCGCATACCATACAACACGTCAGCCAACGCCGGGTTATCTGTTAACTGCTGAAAATTGAAATTGAGCTGTGATGTCTTCCGGTCGAAAGTCGCCACAACGTTGTCGAAGAAATAGTTTGTCGAAGCAACGTATTGCGTGGTCGTACCTTGGCCTGCGAGGTCTTCGACGATGATATTGTTCTGTTTATCAACGTACTGGATACGAGTTTGACCTACGACCCACACCATAGTACTCCACGACGGATCGGAATCACGCTTCAGGACGTTGTAGAACGCCGCGATAGGTAAACCGCCAGGGAGATTGGCTTTGTTGATAAGGTCGTTAAAATCGCTTATCTGAGATACGATTGCCTGCGACATCGGAACCCACTGCCCGAGCGAGGCATCGTAACTTTTGTGGAGTTTGTCGGTAGTGTCGTACCAAATAATCACCGAATTCGACGGCGGCGTCGTGCCGATGGAAATACCTGATACAGTTCCGACGTCAATAGTTGCCATTTTGAACTTTGTTAGCGTGAATATACGTAGGTTTTACGGTCAGCCCATACGAAATTATAACTCATATCCCCCTGAGGATACTCGGTGATGGTAATACCATCGGCAGTGGTTTCCCGCTCAATGCGCCAACCAGCCTCACCTTGGCCTGTACCGATAGGCGCATAGCCGCGGTAGATAACGTCGCCACCCGAGGCGTCAACAATCGGTTTCGGCATAGCGTCGGCCAGCAACTGGACAATAGGTGCGGTGTTTTTCTCGTTACTCGTCATGGTGTATTGCTTTTTGTAAGTATTCGTCGAATGCGGCTACGAGAGGGTTGGACTCGCGTGCCTTCATAGTTTCTTCTTGATCGCCTTCAGCGTAAAGGTCAAACGGATTGCCCGGTTGAGCGGCGGCGTCTTCTTCATCCTCACCTCCAGCCACAGGCTGGTCAGCGGGGTCTCCGGCCTCCATACCCATACCCGCGGCCTCTTCGAACGGATTGCCTCCGCCCATACCGCCCATTGCAGCCTGTTGCTGTTGCTGCTTGGCGCTGATGGCTTGCTGAATAACAGAGTTTTCGATAGTATCGCCGCCCTTTTCTTCGCCGATAGCTGGGAGGTCCCATTTCTCGCGGATTTCGTCCACGGTCTGGAAAGCCTGAAGGCGTTTGATGTCCATATCCAGCTCCTCAGAGATGGTCATTCCATTGAGACCCATGAATACGAACTCGAAGTCGGGGTTGATTTGCTCGACGATGAACTTGTTAATCTTACGTTGGATGAATTTCAGCATCGGGTAAAGACCCTTGTCCTTCGACTGCTCCATACGCTGCTTTTGGCCGTCACCGAACGTTAGGCCGCTGCCGTTGGAACGCGAAATATCCCAGCCGATTTCCGTAGGGTCAATACAGAATACTGCACAGGCGATTTTGATCAGATATTCCATCCACGAGTTGTACTCCATATCGCGGTTGTTCTTCTGAAGGTCAACCCAATCAATATCGCCTTCAACGACGGGCGTCTTCCACGACTGCATAACGCCCGATATCATGGCCTGCCACTGCTGCTTGAACTGCTGAAGCGAGGCCTCGTTCACGTTACCTTTGATACGCAGAAGACCTTTCGGCGCCGAACCCTGCGAGAAGAAGCGGCGGTTGTACTCGTCGCCCCAAAGCATCGATGTTACGACATTGATTAACTCTTCCAACTCCGAGTTTCCGTAACCGTTAGCGTAAATCGACGTGGTTGGATTGCGAATTCCAAAGCACAATTCCCACGGGTAGAACTGCGCCACCTTGGCCGTCTGGTACACCTGAACGTAGGCCGGATAATAGCCATCGACCTTGGGCCCCCAGTTCTGGCGGTCATCCATCATAGCTCCCTCAAAGTAAGGGTTGTTGTACTCGCCGTCGAAATACGATTCCGCCAGACGGAACGTAGCAGCATCAACCGCCTGGAAGCGGACCAGTTTGCCGCGGCGATTGCGAATACACTCAAACGTCATCTGGTCGAACGTTAGCGAGTCGTCCACAATTTTGCGGATGAATTCGTCAAACTCGTCGCCGTCCCACGTAGCGGTATCGCCACAGTTGAGGATGAAGTCGGTGATGGAAGACGCAATCTTACGATCCTGCGTGTCCATCTTCTGCTCCTGGCCGAACTTAGGTTTACGTCGAATAACAAATCCCGTTGAATAGCGGTCGGCCTGTGGTTCAGCGAAGTCGGCTATCTGGTTCTTACGGGTCTTGATAATCGAGTTGATAATGGGGGTACGGCTCATCCGGCGCAACGTTTCGTACGAAAGCGAAAACGGCTTATCCTTATATCCTAAAAACGAGTTGAACTCCAGAGGGTCGATCAGATATGCCTTCGGGGCAACGTTAGCGGGCTTGGATTGCTGGTTGAATATTTCAGCGGCCTTGAGTATATCAGACGGACTCTCGCTGCGCATCGCACGCTCTAACAACAGCGATTTGCGTATCGTCAAAGCCTGCATGGCGCGTTCCACCGATTCCAATCTTTCTTTCACACCGGACATAATTGTTTTCACGAGATTTGTTTACCTATAATTGGTATCAACACAACAGTTTCAAAATGTCGTTCCGTGCCGTTTTACGAATTATCAATGCCTGATGGAGAAGATCACCCCACACCGCTACCTGGTGGCCGTTCCACGTGTAATAATCCGTTTGATCGTCGTACGAGCCATTCCATTCGCCGTCGTGGCGTATATCAACAACGAGGCGTTGAAAACGCGCTTTTTCCTCGGTGGTAAGGGGTGATATGAAAGTGCCGACGACTACTAATCGTGCGGCACTTGTAGAAAGATCATCAGCCAAAATCTGAAAGTTGATACCCATAAAATCGCCCGTTTCCAACGGTGTATGAAAGGTTATCATTTGCCTATCAATTTACAAGTTCGTGGTTCAAATGTAGAGCGTTGCTTACCCTCGCCGATCTTCATTTTCCAGTACTTTTGATACTCACACAGCCACATTTCCACCTGGTGAAGCGATATCTCGCCTGACGGCGTAACGTAGTACCCCGATTCAAGTTTGTGCCAGTGTAGGTACGGAAAATCGCCAAACGAAGATAACACCGCCTGTGCCTCCTCACGCAGACGATATATACCGTCAATTTGACGCTTCAACGACGGGAACACCAACCGCAGTCCTATGGACGCACCAGGTCCCACGTTGGTGTAGTCATCCTGGGTAAAGCGCATGAAACGGCGATAGGTATAGCGCGGTATGTAGGTGAAGTCTTGGTAGAATTCATGAGCGATAAATGTCGCCGACGAAGGTAACTCCTGAAGGAACTTGATAATCTGTCCAGGGTCGGAGGCTGTCAACACCGTCCGCATCAGTTTGCCTAATTTACGATGAAGCGTGGGTACAACCAAATGTGTGTAGCAGTAGTCGCGCGGTTTTCCGGGCGTGGCCATCGAATTGATAAGGTAGGCTGTGGTGTAGGGGTTGTTACCTGTGGCGCGGTACGACGTTATCATTTCCGCAAAGCGGTCCTCGTCGTATTGGTTATAATCCGGAATGCCTGCTTTCCAACCGTACTTTTCGCGAGCGTATTCAAACGTTGATGGGTTGTTGAAATACCGAAACACCATCATCTTCCAAACCAGATTCGTCAGTGTCAGTTCGTCGTCCAGCAAGATATTGCGTATCTGCCACTGTGAATTGTGATCCAGTTCGCGATATACATTGGTGAATTTGTAATCGCGTAATATAGGATCATCAGTCCACGGACGTGGCTTCTGATCCAGGAACCGCCGCTGCCATATCATTTGGCGCTCAAACATCGTACGGAAGAACTCGTGATAGTGTTCCTCGCTGACGTCAAGTGTGGCGTCAGGTAATTTATCAGCCCAAGGATAGTGATCAAATTTCGCCATTTTGCTTACGATAAGTTCTAATCAACAATTCACGCCGCGCCTCCGTGCTTTTCCCTACCAAATGCCGTAACACAGCATCCGTAATCTTCATCAACGGACGTTTGGGAGCGTTTACAAGTCGCGTTTCAGGCACGCCGAGGTTTACTCTTATGTGTTTACCTCGAATCGGTTTGAGGGACTCTGCAGCGATTAATGGGCAGTAGTCGTTGCCGTGAAACGAGCGTATTACAAAAGTCGTCCGGCCCCACACTTCGGGGTCTGTCACGATGTCACCTATTTTGAAATATCTCCATGCGTTCATACAGTTAAAAACTTTGGCCCCGAAACACTTACGAATCGGGGCCGCTGTCATAACTACCTACAAAATGGAAACAGAAAAAGAAACTAAAACCCGAACATCGTCAGCTGGCGAGGCGACAGCTGATAGCGTTCGTTGTCGGAAAGATTGGTCTCGAGAATTTCACACGCCTTGATGTCGGTAGCCACGTTGGCGTATTTACGCACCTTTTCGTTATACTCCTCGCGGCAACGGCACATTTCAGGAGTAACCGGGTTCTCCTTTCCCTCGCCGACAAGCGTACCGGCCAATTGAGGACCAGGATTGCAATCGCAATCTTGCCAGCTGAAGATACGGAACGGCAGTTCCATCTTGATTTCGGCCGTCCACCACGCGGGAACGCTTTCAGTAGGTACGCCGCCACACTCCTGAAGTTTACTCTCGATTTCGGCCGAGAGCACCTGCAGTTTGGCGTTAAGCGGCGGAAGGATCTCAGCCTTGAGTTTAGCCTTGATTTCTTTACCCAGTTTACCGAACTTGATGTTGGAATCGTAACCGCTGATAGCGTTCATGATGTCCGACTTTTCGATTTCAGCCTGGAGTGCTTCTTCGGCGTCGTTGGAACAAGACTTCTCGATGGCGTTGGCCATTTTCTCGAAGACGTTGTCGGCCTTTTCTACCTTATCGCTCTCGGTTTCGTCAGCTACCGGGGCAAACCCCTTCAGCATGTGCTCTTGGCGTTGAGCTCGGGCGCCAAGAATAATGTCACGAATGTTCTCCATCGCCATTCTCCTATTTAACGGCCTTGGCGGCCACGTATTTGCCCCACGCCCAGTGTGCTACCGCCCCCGCTACAAACGAGAAGATAGCCACCAACGTGTGAATAATCTTTGCCTCATGGGCGTAAATCACCGCAGCAATCGTCAAGGCCACTGCGATAATAAGAATCCACATCCACTTTTTCATAGCGTCTTATCTTGGTTAGTTACTTTATTAGCATTCCGTAGAAGTCTTCAAGTGTGTACGCCTTTTTATAGTTGTACGAATCCTTCGTGTTGGCTACTTCCTCAGCCATCGTTATCAATAATTCTTCCTGACGCGACCCATACACCGACGGAGACAGCCACGTTAACTGGACGTTGAACAAAATCTGCCCTATTTCTTCAGTACTCAGCGGCATTCCAAGAAATTTCTCGAACTTGGATTGAATCCACAACGCCATCTTCGTAGAACTATACCCCTGGAATGTAGTCGGCGACGGAAGACACCCATTCAGTTCTCCTTTCAACGACTCTATAAAACGGTTGAATGCCTTATCACCAAATCCACGGCGCACCTTGGGGATATTATCCGACTTATCACCCATCAGCACCTTATAGAGCAGAACCTCCAACGCCTCGGTCGTAAGGACCTGGATGTCGGCATCCAAGCGTTCGTTCCAAAAACCCTCTTTCCCCGGAAAGACGTAGAATTTCATGAACTTGGAGTTGTAGTTGAAGACCGAAACCGTTGGCGTTATCAACTGGCGAATATCGCTATCGGCCGTGAGTATTACGGTTTCTTCATCGGGGAGTTCATCCAGCGCGAAAGCCCACAACATCATCAGATCGTCACCTTCAGCGCCTGGCACACGTGTGACAATTAACCCGCGTTTACGCAGCAGCGCTTCAAACTCACCAAGAACCTCTACAAATGCGTCGCTCCACGGTTCCTTCACACGCGTGAGGGCGTATTTGTAGTCTTCGTACACCTCACGTCGCCACGAATGAGAGTCGATGACTACCACCACGCGGTTTACGTCATCGCCAAATCGCCGCACCGCAGCGCACAGGTTCATCACGCATTTACGTATCAGAACCTGGCGCTTTTCGCGGTCGTCCAAGACCTCACAGAGATCTTCGTTGCGGTAGTACGTCGAAAATATCGAGAACGACAGATGGTACAGGAAATTCCCGTCAAATACGAGGTTTATTTTCATTGCGCTATCTGGTTAGGGTTGGTATTCGAAGCAGCGATACCGCCGCGGGTTATATTAACCTTGCGATCATCCTCAAAACCCATCGACATAGCGTGGCTACTGCCAATATGCCCTGGGCGGGCGGAGCGTAAATTCTTGTAATTCTCAGCCACGTAGTCGTTCAATTTCTGGTCCGTACGCAGCACCAGCGCGTTCACTTGTACCTGAGCCTGGAGTTCGCGATCACGCTCTTCTTTAAGACGATTCTGAACGCCTTTAGCTGCCCCGGCCAAATACGACCTCAAGAACGTACCGCGGTGCATCCGCTTTTCGCCCGTAAATACCCGCATCAGCGCCTGCGAATCGTCATTACGGTACTCCTCGTAACGTTTCAGTGCCAAACGGTACAACTGGCTCGCCAACACATCAAACAGCCATTTTACGACCTCGATATTATGCGGCTCGCCAATAACGACATACTTTTGACGCATTTCACACACCTCCTTGCCGTTACGGTTTACGCGGCACTCGCGACGTTGGCTAACTATCGCGTAGCAGAAATTGTACTTACAAATTCCGTACAGCAGGAATTGATCCCAGAATCCGCCGCACTTACGGGACCAGCTGTCGCCGAGTTTTTCTTCAACGACGTTAGTCGCCTGCTCGTTATCGGCCACCGCGTCCAAGTCGGCCATCGAAAGATTGTACTGGGTGAGGAGATTCTGAATTTTAGCAGCAGCGTTGGCAGCTTCAGCCTCGGAATTGATGGCTTTTGCTCCTTCGTAGAGCCGCTGCAGTTTCTTCAGTTTCGAGAGAATTGAATTGATGTCCTGTGTAGTTTCCATAACCAATTTTGTTTTACGATTCTTTTCCAAGAGCGAAGGTACGTCGAAAAATCGGATTCTCCAAGAGAATTTGAAAAAATTTTCAACAATCCATCACTAAATTACCTTTCAACTCCAATTCGTACAACCGTTCGGCATCAGGTTTGGCGTAGCAGAATATCAGCTTACCGCCACCTGCACACGCTAACGCACGGCGATACGTCTCCTTTATGCGCGCGAATTCCTCACTGCGGTAAAAATCATAATCACTAACGCACAACTCCCACCACCGCTCTTGGCGAGACGCCCAGGCTATGACACCTGGGCGTTCGGCTTCGATACGCTTTACAGCGGCTAATAGTAACAAGGTATATTTCTGGCGATCGGCTTTCATAATGTAGCATCTTCCTCGCCGAGAGAGCGTGCCAACTCCACCAACAAACGGACGTGCACGTGTTCGTCGGCAACGATCTTATTAATGAGTTGGATAGCCAACGCGGAAGTTACAGTCGGCGTAGGGTTGTTGGCTTGAATACGCTGACTGAGTTTTTCGTACGCAGAAATTGTGTCTTCTTCAGCGACGATATTAATCTGCACAGCTTCGGCTGCACTTTTGGTCGTAATGTCCACTTTGGCTGCCGAAAATGCAGGCCGTGATACGTTACCCCCGATGTGGTTAATGAAGTCGCCTAATCGGTCGTAGTGCTTCATCTCAGTAAGGGCAATGCCGAGGAACGTTTCGCCAATTTCGTCGAAGAGCATCCGCTGCTGCGTGTACTGGAGAATGGCCATGAGTTCCGACGTGGGAGCCGTACCGACGTATGCCTTGTAGAACCACTCGGCCGGAACGCCGTCATCAGGCCTGGCCTTAGAAATATCAGGATAATCAACCGCGTTATTGGCGTAACGCATCGACTCTACCAACGCGTCAGCCATCGCTTCGACGTTGTCCTGTTTGGCGGGGTTGTGTAAGAGAATCGTTTTCATGGCTATTTAATCGTTGAACCGAATCCACCAGCGTCACGCATCGAAGGCGTCAGCGCGTCGGTTTCCTCCACTTCAATATACGGCGCAGGGACGATGACCAACTGGGCTACAACGTCTCCCACCTTAAATTCCTTGGTGCTCATATTCACGTTTTGAGGCTTCATCCCTGCGACCTCACCGAAGACGTTGGAAAGCAATCCACAAACGCTCTTGAAGAACCTGTGAACCAACGTGGGTAAGTGCCATGTCTTTTTGTAACGAGCGCGCATCGTACCTCGGTAGCCAGGGTCGATAATGCCTGGGGCGTTACACATCACCAAGTCCATTTTCGAACAACGCGAATTCGGGACCAGCAACCCACAATACCCCTTGGGAATTTCGACGGCGATGCCGGTATCGTATTCGATGTAATCTTCGGTTTCCTTTACGGTCACTGCCACGAGGTCCAGGCCGTTATCCTCACCATCGGGATGAGCATACGTCGGCAGTACGGCTTCAGGGTGTACTTTCTTGAATTTTACGGTCATTTCTTGTATCCTTTTAAGTGTAATTTGACTTCTATCATTTCGCGATCCTTCATCTCACCGCCCCAATTAGTACACTTCTTGGTGCGGAGTGTGATGTATTCGGGGAACTCTTCCCTTAAACGTTGTGACTCGGCGTTGGAGTTCTCGATAGTTCGGTACACGGAACAACCGCCAGCAGCGTTGGCTCCTGTCATTTTATCGAACGAATACTGATACGAAACCACGTTATCCAACCCAGCACGACGCAGGCCACAAGCCAAGGCAAAATCCTCCTTTATAGGCCAATCACTGAACCTAACAGGCTGGCTCAGATATTGCTCAATATTCAGCCCCCAAATGGAGAAGAACCGCCCGTTAATTTGTACGTTGTGGGTCTTATCGCGGTTGAACGGCCTATACGAAAGAGCCGCCACGGCGTAGGTGTCCAACTGCTCCGCTACCCAGTCAAACATCATCGAATAGATGTATTCCTGGGCCTCGACGGTGAAATTGTCGTTGTTTACCACTACAGGGGTCTTGGCATCGTCTAAACGCAGTGAGAAAGACACGTTATCGTCTAAGAAAAAGACTCCGCCAAATCCCCTATCAGCGGCCTCTACAACAATGTAGTCTCGTATGTCGCCTACACCGCGACATACCGTACTGTATTCCTCGATGGCGGCAACCTTACCGCCCCAGTTGCGTTGGTGAGCGGCCAATTCGCCAGGGTGACAGAATACCGTTACGCGGCGACGGGCCTCAGGCGTTAGGCGCTGGAGGGTTTTCTGGCGGTCAATACGACCACGGGTGAATAGTGCTATCAGAGTTTTCATATCACTTAAAACGATGGCGCTAACCTAACATATCGAATTTAAATCCGGTAGTCATACGCGACGCCGCCAAGTCGGCCAGCCAAAACGACGACGAAATATCATCGTGACTACCGACACTCTCCAGCCCTTTTTCGGTAAAGGCAACGGAACCGAGGTCTTGGAAGATGAGGTCCTTGACCTGCTGAGAATAAACGTTACCTATCGGGATGTGGATTTTGCCGCGCTCGAACAACGTCGAAAGGTGCGGCCATCCGGTCTTCAGGTCGTACTTATCAATTCCCGTAGTGTGACCAATAACGGGCATACCCTCGGTGTCGGCTGTCTCGACGAATATCTGTTGGAATGTGTTATTCTCCATCACGATAAGGTCAGGCCGGAAGCGGGAGTTGATACGGCGTAGAACGTTCATCTGTTCGAAGAACTTAACACCTTTTTCGCGGTAGAGATGCAACAGCCAGCGTTCGTCGGTCAATTCGTCAATACCCCACACGCTGAATACGGCGTAGTCGGCGCCGACGTTGGCTGAAATAGCGAAGTCGCACCCGACAACCACTTTAGAGAACTTAATGGGGAATTCTTCGCGCGAATCAACCAACGTGTAATTTTCCATCCGCAGTAGCGAACGCGTGAGGATTTCCATCGGGAAGATTGACGACTCGTTGGTAATCGGGCGGCAAAGGTTCTCTCGCGAAAAGATGATTGAACCCTGAGTCTCCTTTTTATCCATCAGGTCCTTAAACGACCAACGCTGGGGCCAAAGAATTCGTCCGTCAGGGAAGATGGCCGGATACTCGATAACGAACCAACCGTTCTTGGTCTTCAGGTCGCCGTAAAGGTCCTCGGCGTGGAACGGCGTACCGACGACGATAATCTGGCCGCCGGGTACGAGCATGTTCATAATTACGGAGTGGAAATAGTCGGTGGACTTATTTCGCTGGAGACTGGAATAGATGACGTTGTCCTTCAGGCCGTCATCAACGATAATCCAGTACGGGTGAGCACCACGCACCGAAGAGCCAAAACCCTTACCCGTCAAACGCGCTCCGTTACGGCACACGATGTTGGTAGCCGACCAGTTGTTAGCCGTGGACTGAGGGAACAGTCGCTCCTTCAATATCTCGTTTTCCTCGATAGTGCCTTTCAGAATCTCCAAAAGGTCCACACTCTGTTGTAACGAGAACGAAAACAAAAACCCACGATTCGACGAAGCTGCCGTGGGGCGTTTCGAGTAACGGGTGGTTGACGGCTTCTTGTAGCGGTATAATTGCCACGCGGCGTAGGCGTTGGAGAAATAGAACGAGTTGTGTGTGACCGTACCGTCGCCCAGCACGAAGCGGTGGTCGCCGTCGGTGGTGATAGATATGTAATCGCCCTCACCAACGGACGTAATCTTCAACGACGATACCACCGTAGGGTGTACGCCATCGATAGTTCCCCAGTCCTTGTGTGATGTCTTGGAAGACCAGTCAGTTTGGACCTTTTTACGGACGATTTTCACCGGGATGCGGTCCAATTCACCAGAAATAGTCACACACCACGACGAATAGTCGCGGCCTAACACTTTACAATACCGCGTTCCACCACCCATTCGGGTACAGAAGCCAAGGCTGTCGGCCAAGTTCTTCGCGTCACACACCAGCTGGTAGTTCGTATTCCCGAAGTGATAGCCGCCCTGCCAGTAGTTACCGTCGGAATCTATCAACCCGGCCAACACCTGAAGACGAACCTCTTCGCTGTTGACGAGGTACTGCTCCGGAATGTGTTTATTGTAGAGCAGGTCGTAGCCCTTGAGCATTCTTTCCAGCGGGTTACGCTTACCGCGTCCGCGAGTACCGATTCCAATCGTCACCGTCAAATCCTTTTGACCGTAATGAAGCCCCAAGCGCTCGGCGTAGGAGCGTAAGTACTCACACACTTCGGGGTCGGCGGTGGTGATCTTCTGGTTGTTGGAGTTGCCGTCGCCTAACCAGTACCCCAAGAAATACGGTTCCAGCCCCACAGGTCGCGCGGGGTACTGCACCGCCACCTTGAAACCGCGGTAGCGTTCCTTCACCCTGTTCGGGGTCTTACTCAAGAGCGTTGGAATATCAATATCCACTATCCGCTTCGACGCCGTAGCGAGGGAACCGCCACGGTCTTTTTCAATCAACGTACAAATGTGGCGTGAGTTGACGGTATAGCTATCACCGCGCGACTGGTCGATACGGTACATCATCGAGTCGTGACCGCGACGTGTAGCAACCACGCGACGCGGCTTAGAGTCAATCCCCATCAACAGGTCGCCAACCACCACGTCTTCGACCTTTTTGATAGTTCCGTCGTACATTCTGACGGGAGTTCCGACAGCTTCACATTTTCCGTGGTCACGAGCAGCGTTGATACACAATTTCTTGTGTTGGTGTACTAACTCGCCCCATTCCAGGTGATGCCACGACAACTGGAAGTCGGGGATGACGGAGGTGATGAAATACGTCAAATTGGCGCATCGTAGGGTATCTTCAACGACAGCCGAAACGTTCTCTTCGTAGCGGGGTTTGAAGTCAATCGACGTGTCACCCGTGTACATAATACGATACGTGTCTTCCATCAAGGCATCGAATATCGTATCAACGTCGTGTATATCGCCACTCATCATCTCGTTCAGGCCGCGCTCGTCCATGCCCTCGATTATTTCATCAACGAGGTCTAAACAAGCCAAACGGTGCGTGACCGAGGGGGCCACAATCTGAGGTATCATAGATTCGGTATTAATAGCAACACCCAAAGGGGTCTCGATTCCCTCTGGGTGTTACCGGGTCCACAACAAAACTCATCTCTTCAAATTCAACGCCTGGACGAGGTAACGTTCCATTTCCAGGGTCTCGCGCTGGTACGTCTCTTCGGGGTATTCTTTCAAGAGCACGGAGTTGTAACTCTCGATAGCTGTCCCGAGCAGCGTAGTCAGCTGTATAATCTTGGCCTTATGGACCGCTGCGCGGTCGTCGGCGTTAAAAGTGAAGCAGAATTTTGTCTTGTTGGCGTCCATTATATCGACGTAACCGAACGTCTGAAGCGTCTCCAACAGGTCCAACGCTTTACGGTGCGAAAGCGTCGTTTTCTTTACAACCTCTGTACGAGTGAAAGTGTGCTGGGCTATCATTTCTCGTTCCAAAGCATCTTTACACAAAATACGAAGCAATTCGAGTGCTTTGGAAAAGGCCAATTGGCGGTTTTCGTCCTTTTCGGTGTACTGTTTTGCCGCTTCTACCTCCTCGGGTGTTTGAGCGACACGTGTGTTATCTGCCATTTTGTTTTACGGTTTCTCGTTTTATAGTTGGAAACAACTCGCCGTGGAAACGTACCATCGTCTGCGTCAAATGTGCGCACACGTCTTCAGGTCGGACGTAAAGGTCGTGCAGTGACAACCTCGCCATGTATTTCAGCTCTTCAGATTCCGGTAGGCGATATACCACGTGAAACGCATACCGCCCGTCTTCAAGGTCGCGTATAATACCAACGACCTTAACCTCGATAATCTCGATAACCCCTTCGTTGGCTGACAGTATATAGCGCGAATCGCCAACGTTAGGCAGCAGATTGCCCTTGAGGCGCGTGGCCTTTCCGTTCTGGTTGATGTCCCGCGGGGGGGTTACACGTTTTTGCTTGACGGCACCGCTCTTCAGGCGGTTGTAGGCTTGGTTGGTGTCGAATACCTTTTCGGCCAGTGTATCCAGGTCAAGCGTAATTTGGCTGGCGGGCTGGTAACGGTAACGAATCGCCGACTTACCACCCAAACGTTCTATCAGCCCGTTGGCGGTCAGTACCTCGAAAAGCGGCGGTGTGATTTTGGGGCTCAGGCCGTTCTTGGCCAGTATAGCGCCAAACGACGCTCCGGGTTCCAGCACGCTTACCCACTTATTCGTGGAACGCTCCAAGATTTCTGCGATGGACGCCTTAACGCCCGTGATAAATGATTTCTTGTCCATTTTGTTATACGGTTTTGTTGTTAGACACACTGTATAACGTTGGCTGTTTCTACTTGGCGCACTTGAACTCGAAGAACTCGTTACCGCGACGGCGAGACTTTTTCTCGGTGGCGGATGATATATCACCCGTAGCACGCAACCGCCGCACGCAGTAGCGGAAATACTCGGCTGTGGCTTCCACGTCGTTCATCGCGCCATGGGCGTCGGTAAGTATAATACCCGCGCGTTCACACGTGGCGCCAAGAGTCATTTTCTCGTCGCCCGTCAGACCGTACATCATTTTGGAGAGATACATCGTATCCAGCGTCTGATCCTGGATGTAGTTAAACAGGCTCTGCTTTTTACCGTGTACGGAATAGTAGAACGCCGCTTCCAACATCCCCACGTCGAACATCACGTTGTGGCCCACGGCTACCAACCGCCGCTGGTCCTTACCCTTGGTATCGGCGAAATTCTGGGTACAGAACCGCATAAACGCATCGATAAACGCATTTAACTCCATACCGCGATTCACCTCGGCCATATTCACCATCGTCTTTTGGATGGATTCTTTCGTTATTTGGAGGTCGTTGTAGGGCTTAACGTAGGTTTCCCAGCGGTCTACCTCTTTCAGGGTGTTAAAATCTAACACAACGGCTGCAAACGACGTTATGGGGTTCTGTGCGGGGTCCAGACCCCCGGTTTCAGTGTCCATTACAAGATAATTCGAACGACGCATTGTAATTATTTTGTTGTTTTCTAATTGCCCACGCCTTTTTGGCTGATTGGCTCATCTTTAATTTCGTTTCAGCTGAAAAAGGCGGTAATTTCTTGCCTTTATTCGCTTCACTAATTTTTAACCTTGTAGCCTCGGTGTGGTGTTTACCTAAAAACGATGAAGCGTGTTCGGCATAATATTTACGTACCCCTGCGGCTCGTTTTTCAACTATTTCCCTGGGGACTTTTCGCCCTCTATTCTTTGGCACATACCCCGCTTCTTTCCGTTTACGCCACATTTCACGCATCAACTCGCAAAATTCAGGCGTTCGTTTCTTCCCGGTATTGGCTTTACGTATCTTTTCAACCGTTTCTCGTGGCAATTTCTTCCCCTTGTGTGAATCGCTCAATCGCTTTCTCGTTTCAGGAGCCGCCTTTTTACCAACACACGGATGACCGTGCTTGGAATAATATCTTTTCAACGATTCTGCCTGCTTTCTTTTGCAATTTTCGTCCTTCATCGGACTCCCGGCGCCAAACGCATTAGCCGTACCACGTAAAACGTTGCAACCGCCTTTCTCCTCGGTATAATGTGCCATTTCGCGCTTTATGTAATACTGTTCGAGAAAGTCCAACGCGCGTTGATCACACGCGCCTTGATATAAAATTTCACGCCGAACAAACTTTTTCCAGTGAAGCGGATAATCCTTTTTGACGGTATTTAGAAAATCGTTCCAAATTGCACCTCCGCCAAAATACGAGTTGAAGTCTTCTATTCCCCAGTGTTGACCTACATAAAAGGGGCGTTGTCCGTAGAACTTGTACTTCGCTAAAATGGTTAATTTGTATATTATTCCTATCTTCATTTAATTAGTCTTTTCCATCCTTATAGTTGTAAAATAAAACCGCCCCTCTACATCACTACTGTGGGGCGGTCGGGGGTGAAAATTTGAACGACATACATGCCTCTAAAATGAGGATTTAAGGTCGGGGCGATATTTCACACCCCGTGTTCGTCGGTTGTCGTTCCTATTGGTGCTCCCCTGTGCCGGCCGGGCGAACTGCCACAACGATGACGAACGAAATTTCTTAAAAAAGCCCCTCACCCATGGACTTTCGGGCCGCGTCTGCCGCACGCGGTTTTAATTGGGGCTTCTTGTTGACCCGGAAGGATTCGAACCTCCAACACCGGAACCAAAATCCGATGTGTTACCATTACACCACAGGTCAGTTAAGGGGCACGACGCATCGCTTATACTCTTCCCCTTATAGAGTCTGTCTCCTCCGCTCCGGCGCTCGCTATGGAGGAAGTCTGCGTTGCTGCCTTGGAGACAATTTTGTTGCTGGTGTCAGGACTTATACGTTTTGAGGCCTGACTTAACCCACCAGCCTGGGTATTGGTGCCAGCCGACTGGACGTCGGGACGAGATACTGTATGGAGTAATTCGTGGCCACTCTTTGACTCCCCAGCACTCTTCTGGCCAAAGTAGAGGAAACACCGCGGTCGGAAAAGAAACTACACTCGCTGAAAACCTAACTCTTCATTGCTTGGCGTTAAGCGGCATTTCCTCGTTTCAGATAATATAACGTTGAAGCGAAAGTAACTAAAAATCCGCCAGGGAGGTGGTTTGCCCTGGCGGACGTGCGAAAGCGAACTGTGTTACCAGTTACGGGCTATTTCTTAGCCTTTTTGCCGTAGGCGCGGAAACTGTACGCCGGGCGGAACTGGATAGTCTTGTAGGGGTCGGTGGGAGCCGTAACGCCCGTCTGCGGGTTACGCGCCATACGCGACGGTTGGTCCTTGGGGACGAACTTTCCCACCTTACCGATGACGATGGTTTCGCCCTTGTCACGAACCTCCTCGGTGAGAATCTCTTCCAGAGCGCGGACGAAAGCAATCGCCTGGGCCTTGGTGGTGTCAGCCTTGGCGGCCAAAGCACCGTAAAAATCTTGCACTTTCATTGTACGATAATTTTGATTGTTGATAAATATGGGGTTTGTTAAACCTTTGTCGAAGCGATGGTAATTCCTAATTCTACCAGCTGTGAACGTAACGAATTCCAAGCAGCGTCGCGGGCTTCGGGGTTTATCCACCATTCGGAGAAATTATCACCTTCCGCAGCCATAGTGTCGTGGTTAAGGACGATGCCGTATTCGAAGCGTTGTTGTGAGTCGTTATATCGATCTACGCGGACTATCGACCGGATGGCGTACCACGGGACCACGACATCGCCCAACTCAATAAACACGCCATTCAAGCGTTTTTTATTCGTCACTTCGTCAGCGTGACCCAGGAAGTCGGTTAACGACATATCGTAGTCTGGGCCATCGTCGGCGTTACGTTCGGCGTCGTACGGGCGTGTCTTTACCGCTACGGACTTATCGCCAAACAGCGGTAGGCCATTGGCGCCGCGAGGTATCTTATGAGCCTTTTCAGGCGGCTGTTTTTCGTCAATTTTCGACGTGCGGACCTTTACCATCTTGTTTCACCATTTTGACGTATCCGGCCTTCACCAACTTACGCATGGCGTTACGGGGGTTGAGGGCCTGTAAGTAAACACAGTCGGGGTTGTATTGAACCTTAACAGCACGACGCGTAGTCGGTTTCCCGGTGGTGACGTCTAATTCCAGTGTTGTTGTGGTATCAATTTCCCTACATTCTCCGGTCTTATAGTTGAACTCAAATAACCTCATTCCCGGAAGCAGCGTGGATGAACCCAAATAGCGTTGTTCCTGCTTTTGGCGTTCTAACTGCTCGGTACGTGTAGGTTCGGCATCCTGCTGATCGAAACGTCCGGTGTGGAAGAATTCACTCATCTTGAAAATGTTTTAATCCTCGTTCTATGCCTGCCAACATTTCGCTGGTAAAGGCGTGAATAATATCAAGTCGGGTGTTACAGCGCCAATACGGAACCGCTCCTCCTACGTCAGGCCCGGTGAGGCGATACTGCATAAGCGAAAATTCCAACGCGTAATCAGCCTCCGGGGAGTTGTAATTACCCGGCAGCCGTACTTGAACCTGAAGCAGGTGGGCGTATCGGCCACAGAATATCTCATCACGACGCTGAGCGGGTTCCAAACGAATACGATAGGCGTCCATCGTAAGTTGGAATTCGCGAATGTAGGTAAAATTGACGAGATTCACCGTTTTCGTCAAAACGTGATGCGTGTTGTCTTCCCAATTGGCGTGAATTACTTCGGCGTGATTTGGAAGATGAAGTATTACCGCAGCCCAAATTTCTTGAGGGATGATGGACGATTTGCGTTCAGGACGCTGGCGAAATGCCTCAGGCCATGTAGCTTCGAATTCGTCATCGACCGCCTCTTGCACCAAGGCGGTGATTTCTTCGGCGTAGAGCCAATTGATTATCCAACGAATCAGGCGTTTCATCGTGTTAAGGATTTTACCATTTGACCATCATCCGGAAATAGGCAAAATATTTCCTCGTACGGTCTAAGCCCACAGTTTCGGTTTTGTAAACTTCGTCTATCGTTACTTCGTAACCTTGTTCCTTCAACCGCTTAGCGACGTATTTCAACCGATTGCCGTTGGCGTCTTCTTCGAAGAATTCGCGTTTTCCTTTGGCGGCAGCTTTTTGGATTCCAAACTCAACGTCAGCCAACGCCAATTCGTAAATCCATTCGCCAAGCCAAAGGTCTTCGTCGATTTCGTAGTTCAGGTTACGCTGAGCCCAGGCGGTAAATTCACGGGCCTGGGCAGCAGTGAGGATGGGGCGAAATTGCTTGGTTCCCGTTTGTACTTTGGCCGTTTGCTGTTGGCGCTTATCGGTGAGCGTGAGTTCAAAACCGTTGGTGCTGCCAACGGTGATAGCCTTGACGTCGAGTTGGCGATTTATGATTCGCTTTCCGTATTTTTGCACTAACCGTTGTAAGACTTGGACCATGTTGCCTATTTCTTGGCGTTGGCGTTCCATTTCTGCGATTTTTGAGGATTTACAGACTCAATAACGTTGGCGATATTTTGCGTGCTGTAGTTTCTTCGTTCTTGGCTGTCCTCTCTCGCGTAAGCGTACGAGCGCACGCATGTGCGCGCCAGAGAGACGTCTTCGACAGATTTATCTGGAGAAGAAAAGTCTCTCTGGAGAGTGTAAAGAGAAGTGTTTTTTTCTCTTTACACCGGAAAAGGGGGATTATAGGGGGTTAAGGAAAGGAAGGTTGCAGGAGGGAAACCATTAGGGGGAAGAAAGGGGTGCCAACAGAAGCCTTGTAATCTCCAAAAAGGCGAAATTTACAACAGCATGAAATAAATCGCCAAAACATCGTTTTACAACATCTCCTCAACAGCAGTTTTACGCCAATCGTTTTTAGGCGATTTGACGATCTAAAATATCTCAGGTGAGGTAGGTGTACCAGAAACAGATTATCGGCAGAATACAAGAGCAAGAGAGCCGTCCCCAACAATCAGGAGCGGCTCTCTGCAGTAGGCGAAACGCAAACGTGTTACGATACAGGCTTTTCGTCGGCTTTCAACACAGCTTCAGCATCAGCGACCTTGTCGTCCAGGTCCGTCACCTGAGGCTCGCTACCATCGGTGGGGACGTCAATACGCTTCAGCCCTACCTTGGACTCCAGCTCACGACCTAACATCGCAGCCAACGCCGCCATGGGGTTATCCTGGGGAGCGAAAGTGGGTTGTTCCTCTTCGTCAGGGTCAGGGATACCGTGTTCGCGACGAAAAGCCTCCGACTGAGTACGAAAACGTGCGTGGTACTCTTGTTGAATGCCGTCAGGATTGGTACGGAGCCAACCCTCATCAGCCAACGTGGCCAACAGCGGTACGTTGAAAGCGACCAGTTTCTCTACGAGGAACGTACCAACGCCAAACACGTTGACCAATAGCACACCGTCGGTGCGGCGATACGTAGCGCCCATCAGGTCCTGATCTACCAACACGAACTGACCGTAGAGTTCGCGCGGATTGGTAGTGGGGACGTGTTGAGCAATTTTCTCCACACCGATGCCACAGTGGCCGTAACGTTCGTTGACGATCTCCAGTATCGTACGTTCGATAACGCGCCACTCCTCATCCAGCACCGGGCCGTATTTTTCGATAGCCTTGGCGCCAAGGGCGGTGAAGTAAAGCGCATCGTCGTCAGGGCAGAACTCCATCAATCCGGCGTCGGTACATTCGTGCGACAGACGCTTGATTTCGCTGACGACCGTGGCGCCATCGCTGATAGGTATCACCGCCCTAAACACCAGGTTGTTATCCAGGAACGTTCCCAGCCACTGACGAATTTCGCCATAACGCGGAGCAGCCTCAGCTACGTCAGTGAAAGGCAGCGGACCCTCGTCAACACGGATGATACTCGGACGGTCGGCAGCAGCGTTGGCCGCAGCGTACAGGAACAGGACCTGAGCCTTGGTGATACGTGCTTCGTCGTTGATGGGTAACGCCTCCTGGGCGTTGAAGACGGTGATAATTGCGTTTGTTTCCATTTTGTTGTACTGTATTTTGAATGGTTTGTTTAACTTCGGTTATTGGGCGGCTTCCTTCTCGAATGCCCGTAGCAGTTCACGGGTGTCGGCTATACGTTCACACAACCGACGAACTTCTTCTTCGCTGGCGTTGGCCTTAGCGCGGTTAAGTGATTTTACCTGCTCGCGGTACAGGGCTACTCGTACGTGGAGAGCCTCCTTGGAATGGGTTTTAGCGTAGTCACGGGCCGTAGCCATGGCCGTGGCGCGGGTTACTCGATTAGGTGCCATAATTCGTTGTATTAGGGGGTTAAACTTCGATTTCCACTTTCTCGAACATCTGGCGCTCGGGGTTGAAGTCGCCAAACGTCACTCCTACGCGATACCATGCCTCGGTTGCCTCGCGGTGTGTAATGTTATTGACCGCTATGGCGTTACGTCGTTCGCCGTTGATAAGTACGTGGGTGAAGATGTTAGGATCGGGCAGCAGCTCACGTGCCATTATCAGCCGTCGCTCTTCGACAATATGACGTTCGTTTTCACTCATATCGCGTAGGTCGCTGTTGGCGTCGGCATTGACGATGTAAAGATTTACGCGGGTTTCAGGTTTCATGGCTTACCAGTTTTGAAGTTCGTACGCTTCGAAGCGGGCTTCGTAGTCCGCCAAGCCGAGTTCACGTAGTTGAACGTTGGCGGTGTTGATGGCAGTCGTCATCTCACTTACGCCGGACCCGTACCTTACCATCGCCTCTTTAAGCGATTTTAGGCGGTCGTCCAACAGCAGTAGGCCCATCCACGCATATCGGACGAACTGCGATCCCACCTCTTCGCACGAAAACCGCCCTTGATTCTCGACTGCCGTCACCAACGTGGGTTCGTCGTTGCCGGTAACGCCACGATAGATGTGAAAAGTCAACGCCGATCGCTGGTCGATTTTACCTTCTGCGTCCACCAACCCAAACGTTACGGAGTTCTCGCTATACCGCGCCACACGCCAGTCGACGCAGTTACGGTTCTTTTCCAGGAACTCAACCAAATCGCGGGAGAAATTATTCGTTAACTCCTCGACGGCGGCGTGATAGGTGTTAATCTTTTCACGCAGGGCTTCGTGTTCGCTCTTTCCGGCGTCGGTGGAAAGATAGCAGTGCTGGGTGTAGAAACGGAACCATTCCAGGCGAGCGTCGCGGAACAGCGACTCCATATCGTTCAGGTATTTGACCATTTCGCGCTTTGATTTCTGGTACTCACCCACCCGGAACGAATTACCACCCATCGACTGGAATGCCAGATCGTACGCCTTTTGAGCCTTGAACGTAGGTTCGGGGTTGATGCCGGTACGACGGGCCTCAGCTTCGGTCCAGTCCTCGCGACGTTTGAAGACCTCGATGATAGCGTCCATGATGGCCTCCTTGGTTCTGAATTGGTTGATACGATACGTTTTCATCGTGCTATTTGGTTTTGCGGTTTTGACTATTTTATTTGGCGAGGTAGGCGTTGATGGCGTCAGATAGCTGGCGTAACTGCTCACGAGTATATACCGACGATTTCTTCCAAACCGAGCCAGTACGACTTATGGACATTTCTACGCCCTCGTCTGTGTCGGTGAAGCCCACTAAGAAATTGTAGTCGTTGCGTTCTTGGTTGGTGGTTGCCTTAACGCGGTCCACCAACGCTCCAGTAAATAGGTCCTTACCCTCGCCACACCTCTTTACGGCCACCAGGTAGTCGTTTTTCATCATACGAGTATTATTATCGTTCGACTCTTCGACGCAAAAAACTTCCGTGTAATTCTTACAGCGCTTTACGATCTTGTAGGTACGGCGATTGATGTTGGAATAAACTATACTCCCCACTGGGACATCGCCCAGACGCTCTTCCTTATCAGTGATGATTTCAGCGCCGTATTCCCCTACCAGCTTGGCAGCCAGCGGAGCTGTCTTAGCGAATTCCGCAACGGCCTCCTGTGTGGTCGGCATTTTGACGAACGAAATAATCACACGGCCAAGGTAGTCGCCGCCTTCGGTGTTAAACTGGAAGAGCCATTGTTTAGGCTCGCCACCCGATATGCGACGAACGTAGTCAGCAGCCGATTCCTCGTTCTTGGGTTCTTCAGGCTGGATAGGCGCCTTGGCCCACTCCATCCACGCCTTATTCCACGCCGAGCGAACGAACAACATATCGCCACTACCATCACCCCACCAATCGTTACAGTGCGAAAGGTGAGCGCCAATCTGATGACGGTTAGCGGCGCAGAGTTTCTTGTAAATTGAGCGGAACATCGTCGATACCACACGCCCAGCGAAATGACCACCTTCGCGAGCGTCGTTGGTACAATACCCCCAAGCGTCAACGGTTTCTACCTTACCCTCTTCGTTGAGGAACTCAGTTTCGGTATCGCCCCAGGCTCCAAACAAGAAGGTATCTTTCAGGAGTTGCTGTTCCTCGGTGGTAAGAACCTTTACAATTTCACGGATAGTTTCAACAGTTGCTTTCATAATTTTGAGTGTTTTAGTTTCATTTTCCACTACAAAGGTACGGTGAATTTACGAAACCGCCAAGAGAATCTTGAAAAAATTTTCTCTTTTTACGAAGATTTTTCAAGACCCTCGTTCTATCAACACCAGAGCGAGTATAGCATCATTGCCAAAAGTAGCGCAACAACACAAAACGCCAGTAAATAAAGAAGGTTGGAGATCACACGGACCACCAACCTCAGTATATACGCCAACAGTTTCATCACGTTCAATTCTTATAATTATCCATCAATTTATCAAACGCGCGAATTCGCGGTTCAATTTCGCGCCATGGCCACCAATAGTCCTCACCGTCCACCTGAATACCGCCAAGAAATTCGGGGTTAAACTCTGGTATCACCAAACGGAGCCACACGGGGTTGTATAGCGGCTTTTCATACACAAATTGTCTAACGGCGTACCCCTTACCCTCATCACGCAAGATATCGGCCAGCTGAAGGGTCAATTCTTCCGACTGCCACGCCGTATCGTGGAACGCTACACACATCCCCAGACCGCTGTGAGGCGAAACGTGTTTCGACTTTTCAAAATAGTCTTTTCGTGCTGCCGTAATCCAACGTGCGATAACGGCTCTTTTTTCGGCGGCGGTCATGGTTTGAATAGCATTTTGTTACACTTAGGACAGCGAAGTAACACCTTGGGGAGGTAACGTTGTTCGAGTGCTCCGCGTATGAATATGCGCACCTGATCGTGTGTTAGTGCAATTCGTTCACCACACTCGCACCTCAACGTCACCTCAACGGTGTACTTACCTTCGCCAGGGGTTTCATCCAAGTACAGACGGTCGGGGAACTGGCGAGACTCCAATACACCGTTGGCGTTACGCGTCCACGAATTACAGCGTTCTTTACCAAACCCCATATCCATCGTGAATGCGTACCCCTTAGTGTTGGCCAGGAATTCGGGTGTCAGATAGATCTTAACGTCGTGCGGACGCTCAGGGTCGCCGCTGGGTAAGGTGTAACACCCATAACGGCGCATTTCTTCGCTGAGGCGCGGGTCGTCGTAGTTACGTTTTTCGTTCATATCGTTTACGAGATTTTAGTTAAATAACGTTCCGTTGGCGTATTTCATCACCCAGGCCGTCGATTCCAACAGATAGTCGCCCTCTTTAGCCATATCCACCAACCGCCAATACTGAGTAAACACGCGACCTGTAGGGTCTTCTCCGGTGGCGGAGTTGTAGCGTACCTCCATCCGGGTAGTACGAAAATCGCGGAACCCCAGGCGTGCGGCGCGAAAGTGGTGTTCGTCCTCAGGGCTGGTTAAGGTTACGGCGATAGCGTCACACAGCGGTGCCACTTTCAACAACCCCTCCACGTCGGGAAACCCGGTGAAGAGTTTAACACGCACGTTGGCGTTAGCGGAATGGAGTTCGGTGATGACGTCAATAACGCGTTGAGGGTAGTTCATCGGTTCACCACCGATAATCTGTACCACCGTGAAGGAATCACCCAGAGCGCGGCCAGTTGAAACACAAACCTTACCCTGCTTGGCCCACAGGTCACGCGCTGTGGATAATACTCGCACACCGTAAGCGTCAACGGGCAGTTCATCCACTATCAAGCGACATATGCGTCCTTTGTAATCCATCGTTATCGGTTTTTAGTGTGTTGCAGAACACGACCCGTTTCTTCTGGCGTTTTATCCAGCCCCCGATTGTAGGGTGCGTCGGCGATTTCGCTGAACGGATACGGTACAGGCATCGTGTTGAGTTCGGCACGCGATGAGGGCGTTCTCCAAGCGCGTGAATGGCGACCTCTCAGCTGTTTAAGTAACGATGGCGGAATCATATCCTTTGGCGGTTCGTAGGCTGGTACGAGCGGGGTTTCAGGCTCGGGCTTCGGCGGCGAGGGACGCTTAATGCCCATATCCGTGTTGGCGGTGCCGATTTTAGCCTCTTTCCCACGAAGACGGCGTAAACCCCTCCGCGATGCCGTAGAACGAACTGTAGAGATCGCCAATCCCCATTTAGCACAGAACGCTTCTACATCCATAGTGGCGTAGTTTTCTACGAGTTCCTTTAAAGCCTCACTCCCCTCACACAACACAGCGTGTTTATCACGTAAATCAGCCATATCACAGATAGGTTAAGGTGGTGGTGTATTTAGCCCGTTCTTCGTTCAGTAGGGCTAACAACTGATCCTCGCTGCGCGACGAAGAACCTTCGTAATGGTATTCTTCCAACACGAGTTCTACTTCGGCGTCGTTGTGAACCGGATAACCGCGTCCTCGCGTTATCAGTTGACGTTCGGCTTTGGCGCGTTGGCGACGGACATCCTCAATTTGACGGATTATTTCGTTCTTAGTCATCACCGCGTCAGTTTTAACATCCAATCGCGGAACTGGTACGGCGCACGCGGTTCGCGTTCTATCAACTGGCCTGTACGTAGGTTACGAAGATGATAGGTCGGAAACTCGTCTTCGGTATCGCCGCCAACGATAAGACACGTGTTTTCACCCTTACCAGCAGCGTCGTACATTTCATCCAACAACCCGATTGGGTCGTCGTTGGCTTCGTCGTACACCACGCCGTACAACTCGCGAAATTCTTCTTCGGTGAAGTCCACGCCAGTGTAGGCGGCTATCTCGGTCCACGTCTTCACCTTTACGCGGGTGCCGATACGATACAGGGGATTCATTCTTGCGCTTGGTTAGGACCCTCGGGGTCAAGAACACTAATAAGATTCTGCATTCTGCGGAGGTTGTAACGCGCGGAAGCCTCTTTGGCTATCAACGTCTGGCGATACGCTTCGATGAGAGCCAAACGTAAATCTTCCAACTGCTCGCCGTTGATGGCCGCATCGGCCAGAACGTTTCCTTCGAGGTCGGTGATGTTGATAATTACAGCCGAACCGTAGTACGAGCTACCGCTTACGCACGTAAGCTTGTCCAACGTATTCATCACGGCCTCGGGGCGCTGTACATCAGCCTTACGCTTCTCGGCCAGGAACTGTTTAAGAGTCTTGGATTTCATTTCAAAAGCGTTTCTAAAAGTTGTTGACGACGTAAATTAAGGTGCGCTAATTCTTGAATAGCTTCTGAGCGCTTAGCGTCGATATCGCTGATTGAATCAGTGTTGGTGACGACGACATTTGGGTTGGTTAGATCCGATGCCCAATTGATTATCTGTTCCAAATGAACCAATTCTTCGCGAGTGATATAACGAGTATCGCTGTTGAAGGTGTAGTAATATTCCATTTTGCTTTACGATTTAAGTTTTACGATCTTACGGCATCAGCCAAATAGGCTTCGGCTCCAATAACACTGGGCGTTTCGGCATCCCACCCAGCGGCATACGCAGCAGCAATAAGAACTTCGGGAGTCATAGCTACCTACGATTTAAGTATTCGATAATACGATCTATCACATACGCGCCATACCCGATAACGAGCATCCCGAATAGTTTCACCAGCCCGTCGCCGTACCAAATCAAGTTGATACCCACAAACGCTATCACAGTGATGATTATTACTAACATCCAAGCGGCGCGTTCTTCCTGTTGTTTGCGATTCTTTTTCATCTTACAGAGTTTAGTTTCATTTTCCAAGAGCGAAGGTAGTGTAAATCTCCAAGACTTCAAAGAGAATCGTGAAAAATCTTCCAAGAAAGTGAATTATTCTCGTAAATCGTCAACAGAAACCCCCAGCAGACACGTTGGTCCACCGGGGGAACAGATAATATAACGGTTGTTAGATGAATTTACGTGTTATCCACTGGATGTACTCCTTTCTCACTTTCGACCGTTCATCGTTGCCACGAAGACTATTTTGCTCACACACATATGACCGCTTAGCTATTTCGTAACACGTCATTTTATCCATTTGTTCCATCATCCACTGATACGCATCACCAAATTGTGCCGTTGACTCAATGCCTGTAATATGTCCCGTGGGATGTTCCGTACTTATATGCACTACCAACGGGAATTGGCGCATATCTTGACGCTTTAGGTATAGCCTAATAAAAGCCGGATACGTGCCGCCAACGTTGGGCGGTGCTCCTGGGATATATTCCGCATATACGCCGTTGGATAACGCTACGCGGTTATGGTAGTACGCATTCAGAGCACGCTTAGTAATACGATTCACCACTTCGTCAAAATCCATCGTATTAACGTCAACGGTTTCGAGTCCTACCAGTTGGCGCACCTTAAACAACGACGGACGATATTCATACCACATCGCAATTAATATAACAACGATACATACCGCTGCGGCGAAAAGTGTCGATTTGTCGTCCATAGCGCTCTTGAATTTTCGTTATCGCTCAGCGAACGTTACCTTGTACCACCCCGCCCCCGCCACGGCCACAAATCGCACGTTACGGTCTCTTTCGTCAAGGGAGATATACACCGCTGCTGACGTGTTGGCGAACGCCGGAACTACGCCTGTCTCAGGATACGACGTCACGGCGGCTATTTCTGTCGCGGTCATTTTCTCCACCACGGTATCAGGGCGAACGTCAAAGCCCAGCGAACGGATAGCCCCCATCACGTAATCCGACACTTCTACACGCGCCTGCAGTGTACTCATCATATTTTCAAAATCACGCTGAAATTCGCTAAACGAACGCGGCGTGGTGACGGTGGTCACAGAATTACCCACCACGCTGTCGCCAACGAACATTAGGTTACGAGTACGCTCGTAGAACCTATCAGCCACGGGCACTACCTTTGAAGCCTGCCAACTGATGGCTTCAGCCTTTTGAATGACATACGCCGCCCGCTCTTCCAGCTCACGAGGAAGATTTACCAACATACACGCTTCCTCGTTGCTAATGAGCTCGATGGGCTGGCCATTCCAGCGCTGCTTGAATTCTTGAATTTCCATCACTTCTTGAATTTAGATTTTTGTTTTTTGTTGAATTTGTGTTGCGGCACGCGTCCCTCTTCACGTGTTAGTTCGTGGTCCTCGTCCGGCGTTTTATTAAACTTTGAACGCCAAAAATCAACCTCGGCCTCTGCTCGGTGTTTAGGTCCTTCCAAGGTCTCACGCTGCTTGGCGATACGCTGAAGGAAGAGCTGTTTTATGGCTTCGCTGGAAGTGCGTTCTTCGTCAGTCAGGGGCTGTGCCTTAACGTCTTCAACCTCATCGATGCCATTAACAGCGTGGTTGTGCTGAATACGATTGAAGTCGTAGTTCATCGACGATGGATATTCCATCTCAGCTTGGGGGTCGTATTCGTCGTTTGTAGGCATAAATTTAGCGTAATACGAGTTGTGCAACCCGGCTACCAGTTTAGCCAGATCCCAGTTCATACGTGCAGCCACACGGCCAAGGATTATCTCCTTGAGGTTTACCGATTTGTAGATGGTTTGCTGGATGTGGAGGCGAATCTCTGTTTCGACGTTGACGTCTATGGCGCCGTTGATGAATATCTGGTCACCTTCGGCCTCTTTACGTATCTGTTCCAGAGTGCGTAGCATCGAATTATAGGCGTCGTTCGAGCGGAGAGCCTTGTAACGCATTTTCATCTGGGTGTACATCCAGCTGAGTTCCTCCAACCGCGGACGCTTCGAGTACAGGCGCACGTCCTGGACGCGGTTACGGAATTCCTCGCGACGTTTTTCAATATCGTTAATAAACCGCTTCAATACGTCCTGGACGTAGTTCAGTTCTACCTCTATTTCACGACTTTCAGCCAATATACGGACTACCTCCCGCGGGGTGAACATCTTCCCCAAGAGTTCCTTTATATCCTCTACCAGCGTCACGTCGCTCATATGAAGCGATTTGTGTTCTTCGCGCTCGGCCTGTTTACGCTTACGCGCCAATTCGAACGAACCCCGTGCCACGGCCAAGAGGCGGTTGGCCGTCACCTGGACCTTACGGCGTTCGGTGTACATTTCCAGAATTTCTTCGCGTTCGCTGGCAGAGAGGTGCTTAATAGTGTCGTGTAGCTTACGCGGGAACCACATCAGGTTGATTTCCGTACCGTCGGAAGCCAGCACGTGAATACGTTTCAACGTGGCCGACTCTTTCATCACCAGATATTTCTTCCACGCCACTGTATCAACGATTTCCGGAGGCACCGGGGCGTTTAATATATCCTTGAAGTCTTTTTCCATTGCGTTGTACTGTATATGAGTCGTTGGAATAATAACTGTTGGCGCTATTCATCTACTATTGACGACGGCTGTGGTGAACGGTTGGCGTCGTTGTGGTATAGCGCAGGTGCCACCTCGTTACGATAATCCACAAAAGCCCAGCGGTTGTGGTCACCGCTCAAAGCGCCAAGCAATTCGCGGTCACGCCAAATGTTGTTATGGACGGGAAACGGTTGGCGGCGCATACGCGTAGGGACTATTCCGTAGGCGATGGTGTTACGCGCTGTGCCCTCGCTGACCTTTACGGCGTCGGGAACGGTTAAGCGAAACGCCTGACCCGCGTCCTCTGGGTAGAGTACAGGGATCAGGAGTCCGTCACGCGTTTTATAGATTTCGTATTTCATCTTTTGGTGCGTTCTCGTTCGCGTACTAACGTCCAGCGTAGTTTATTCGCCAAAGCCGTATACTGCATATCGGTATAGACCACCGCGGCTTGGTTGATGCCTGCTTCAACCTCCAACGTGTTCACCAAAAGTTCCAACTCGCGGAGTTCCAACCGCACGTTGTTACGCGGCGTAGTACATACGGCAGGGCCGCGACGCTTTTTATTCATACTGCTCATAATCGTCAACCAATTCTTCTGTTGGAATCAAATTTAGTCATCGTTTGCGGTTTTGTTCTTCACGTTCCTTAAACAACAGCCAACGCAAGCGGTTGGTACGTAGGGCGTTGATTCGCTTACGCGACGCGGAACGTGTCCGACGTTCTTCCGCCAACGCTATTATCATTCCAAGGACTATCGTCACCAAAAAACACGACGAATCCTACAACACCTATCAACTCGGGACTCATATCTTCTGTTGTTGTTTTTTACGTTTGTACGCCAACCGTATATTCTGGCCTGTGAGGTCGGCATATGCCTCCTTGGAGACCTCGGTGCAGTCGGCGGGTATTTTGGCGCGTCCCGATTCCACCATCCACTTCGACACGGCGAAACCGAACTTAACGCCAACTATTTTAACGTTGGCCTCTACCTCCACACGACATCCAGCGAAATAGTCCGTATAACCCACCAAGGCGTTCACCTCGTTACGGCCAACACGTGGTAGGCGCTGAATACGTTCGTAAAGCGCACGACCCTCGGGTGTAGAGTCAGGGCGATACATATTAGCCAACGGTGAACCGTCGCGTCGCCAACCTGACGGCGGAGTGGTGGTAAACTCCACGGTGGAGATACCGCCAGCCCAGAGCATTTTGGCTGGTCGATAGCTTACGCCGCCAACACTATTTACAAACGCCCGTGCGGCGTTCAGGGCCTGTATTCGTTTCCACGCCAACGCAAAGATAGCGTCGTAAGTCGCCGTTCCCGCCGACGTGACGTAGTATTTCATCGCTTCTCTTTCCATATTTCTGCTTCTTTACGCAACATCGCATTAGCGTACAGCAGGGCGCCAAATAACGCCATGGCGATATTACGGTCGATGTATAGGTTCTTCGACTGGTCGATTTCTACCAACACGCGGTTGTCGTCCAACAGTTCGAGACGCACACGGCCATACGCCAGTAATTCCATCAACACGTCTTCCAAAGTAAACGCTGGTTGGTAGCGGTGGTTTCGTAGGGCTTCAAACGCCCGCGGCTGATGGGTGGTGAGTAATACGCCCGAATGGTGTCCACGGCGCAGTACGTACCCCAGTTGTTTTCGCGGTTTAAGCCCCCTTTTCAAGAGTTCTGCCGACGCTGTAGCAGGTAATACATCAGCACCAATCAAAGACTCTGTATAGGCTTGTTTAGGGCCATATTGTGAGGGGTATTTATCGTCTGGGGTTGGGATACGCGGCAGACGTCCTTCCAACACACGTTTATCTACCAATTCCGAACGACCATCGGTGGTGTACCATTGACCGTCGTAGTATGACGGTCGGCGTTCAAACCAATGAAACGTACCATCAGCATCGGCGGCGTAATATCCGGGTTTGATAGCTACCATCGATGACGAGCGCAGTTGGACATATTCACCGTTCTTTAGTGTAGCGCCATCCAACAAGACATTAGCTTGTTCAGGTGTTATGTGAGTGGACTTGGCCTCGCTAAAGAACAACTGATGGTCTTTAATCCTAATCGGGTGCTGGTCGGTGAGGATGTAACCCTCCACGGCGTGTCTAACCAACCAGGCCATGGCTGTCCAGTATTTCGTAGAATTCGCGCGGCCAAACGATATTATCAGGCAGTGGTATCAAGAACGATGCCAATGCCACGACGAATGCCTGTGCCACTTCATCCACCTTCCAACCAGCGATTCCGCAACCGATCTTTGTCACGTAGAATCGTAGTTCGGGGTGTTGAACGGTGTAAAGGATGAAGCGGTCGCACGCCTCCACCAACGCCTGATGCGAAACGCGTATTTTTTGGTATAATGGACGGTTAGTGTAATCTTCTTCAATCTCGATGTATTCCGCCGTCGGGATGGCATAACTTCTGCCTTGAGGACCCTCGGCTTGACCGTTAACAGCGCCAAAACGTTTCAACGCCACAAGGGCCGCGCCGCCACAATGGTCGCCGTCGGTATTAGAGCCAAACACAAATATGCCGTCGTCGGGCAGCGTGTCAATGTATTCAGGTGTAAATCCCATAGGTAGTTAGATTTCTTCAATTTCTCCTCGTTGGAGTGCTTTCTTGTAGTTTACTAAATTAACCGTTTCTACGTCTGAAGCAGAGCAATCAGGACCGATAAATTGAACGTTCATTGCGTTCTGTTCGGGGCGTATCTTTACTACCACAAACGACGTACCTTCTGGTAGCAGATACCTGTTTCCTGCGCGAAAGAACCGCGCCTTACCGTTCTTCTTC